GCAGTTTATGGAACATTAAAGAAAGGTTATTCTAATTATAATAGACACCTACGAAATGCAAAATATGTAGGTAGTGGAAACACACAAGATAAATACCCTTTAATTATTCAGGGACTACCTTATGTGGTAAACAAAAAAGGAGTTGGACATAATGTTAAGGTAGATGTATTTAAAGTATCTAACACCACTTTTAAAGATTTAGACAACCTAGAGGGACATCCTCGTTGGTATAGAAGAGAATTGATACCTATCAAATTGTCAAGTGGAAAGATTATTAATTGTTGGTTATACTTTAACCCACAAGAAATAACAAAGGGAACACAGTTTCACAAAACATATACTCAAAATTGGAGTTTCAGTAATTACACAAAGAGGGGTAGTTGGAAATCAAAAACAAAACAAACTCAAAAAACGAAAAGTTATACTCCCTCTCTTTTTGATTGGAGTGATAATTCTTTTGATTGGGGTAATGTGCAACCTATTCAAGATTTAACTATTGACAGTTGCCGAGATAGTGAGGTTATTAGAGAGGAAGATATCCTAGAAACAAAACCTTATTGTGTTAATTGTTATTGTGATTTACAATTCGATGAGTTCTCTAACTACTATTGCAATAGTTGTGGAGAATGGTTTGCAGAAAATGATGTTTTAACCGACAGTATATAGTTATGAGATTTGAATGTAAGTATTGTAAAAAGAATTTATCCTCCCTAGTGTTATTACATTGGGAGGGTAAAATCAAAAAGAAAGAGGTTAAGTGTAATTGTAAAAAAAGTAAAAAATAAAATTATGAAAAAAAATAAAGGATATATATATATAGGTAGTAAAAACCACGAAAGATTAAGAGATATTTATGTAATGATAAATGATTTATTAGAGTATAGTGTTGCAGTTTATGGTGGAGATGATGATTGTGGAAGTAGGGAGTTGGGAATAAGACAAGAGTATGATAAAATGTTAGAGAATTTAAAACAAGTATTAAAAAGTTAATCTGATGAGTTCTCAATGAACGAAAGTAGTCAAGTTTTTTGACTACTCATTAACAATAAAAATTTTATATAATGAAAATTAAATTTAAAGAATTATTAAAGTACATATTTGGGATAACAATGGATAGATTAAAAGTTCTATTCTTAATCAGTTTAACGATAGTGTCTTTATGTGCAGGTTTGTATTATGGTATAACCACTCTTTGTCAATCATTTATACCGATTAGTATTTTTATAGGTAGTTGTGTAGGAGTGTGGTTTGGTATTGGAATGATAGATATGTTTAACGATTTAACAAAATAGAAACAATGAAAAAGTATTTAGTAATAGTCACAGGAGTTTTATTTTTAAGTTCTTGTGCAACCTCTAGTCTTTGTAATAGGAGTAGTGGGTGGAAATTTAGTGCAATAGATAATAACGAGGAAGTGGAAGTGTCCTCACAAAAAACAGAAAATTATGGGAAGGTATTATAGAGGAGATATTGAAGGTAAGTTTTGGTTTGCAGTGCAAAGTTCGGATTGTGCAGTACGGTTCGGGGCAATGGAAAGTGAACCATCTGAAATCGAGTATTGGTTCGGAGAAGATGAAGAGGCAATAAAGACAGTAAAGGACGAGATAAAAGTGATTAAAGAAAACATAGGACACGATGTTTTAAAAGTTTTAGAGAAGTTCTTTAAGGAAAACAATGGTTACAATGATAAAATGTTATTGGAATATCTTAATAAAAGTATAGAGAATAAAACCTTTATAGAACAAGATTTGAGATATTTGTTACACGAGTTTGCCGATTTAAGATTTGGTAAACAAGTTTTAAAACAACTCGAAACACATGGACATTGTTATTTTCATGCCGAGATTTAAAGAGTGTCTTAAAGGACACACAATAAAGAAAGAGGACTTTGTGTCCTCTTTTTTTTTGATTTAGTTTTGATTTATAAAAAGATTACACTATCTTTATACTTTAAATAAACGATTAGTTCTAAATGCAATACACCAATTAAGTGTAAGGACTTTAAAAGTTAAAGTATTGTAATATGGAACAAAATGTAATCAAAGACATTCAACGAGAATTGTCGGAAAAAAACCCCAACACTCATTGGGTAAAGTTATCAGAAGAATTTTTAAAAAGTTTTAATTTCAAAGATTGGGTAAAAACAGGTCTTATTGAAAAACCTGCAAGGGCTAAAAAAATTTTAGGAAAAAAAATAATCTTTCAACCTTTATGTGAACATGTAGTAAGATATGCAGGTGGGTATATAGTGCAAGTTCTCCGAAATAGTAAATACAAGTATGTGTGGGACAATAACGGAGATATATATACTAAAGATAGTTTGGCTAAAATTGAGGAACACATTTGGGAAAGAGAATACAGGTTTACTGAGTATAATTGGGCAAAACACAAAAAGGAGTGGAGTGAGTTTTTAAAGAGGCATGAAATTAAAGGTAATGACAATGAGTAAAGACAAAATAAAACAAGTAAGCAGAAAGGTGTACGAGATGTTAGCGGAAAAAAATGATGCATACGGCAACTCGGCATTACAACCTATTAATATATTTAGTAAAGGTAAGGCAAGTGCATCTCTCTGTGCAAGAATAGACGATAAACTTGCAAGAATAAAAAACAGAGGATTGTCCGATGAAACTGAAGACACACTATTTGATTTATGTGGGTATTTAATTTTATTAATAATTGCAAAAGAAGATGAGAAAAATGATAACAAAAGTTGAGATGGAGTTTTATGAAACTCTAATTAGGGAGATACCTAAAATAAGTAAAGGGATAAAAGAATTAACCGAACAAGTAAAAGAATTAAAAAATGATAAAAGTAGGAACGGACTTTAGCGGAATAGGTGCTCCAGAACAAGCATTAAAACAATTAGGTATAGAACACAGGGTAAAGTTTGCATGTGATGTAGATAAGTGGGCAAAGAAAAGTTATCTTTCTAATTATAATCCTGAAATTTTTTATGACGACATTACTGCACGGGAACAAAAAAACACACCCTATGTAGATTTATATGTCGCAGGTTTTCCGTGTCAGGCATTTAGTATTGCGGGTAAACGAAAAGGATTTGAGGATACACGAGGTACATTGTTTTTTGATTTATTACAATACATTCAACATGTAAGACCCAAGTATTTTATTTTAGAAAATGTAAAGGGTTTAGTAAATCACGACAAAGGAAACACATACCGAACTATAATGGAGTGTTTAAAAGAAACAAAGTACAGGACTTATGCAAAGGTTTTAAATACGAAACATTTCGGTATACCACAAAATAGAGAGAGAATTTTTATAGTGGGGTTTAGAGATGAGCATTATTTTGAGTGGCCACAACATGTTAATTTAGAAATTAAAATCAAACATTTGTTAGAAAGTAATGTGGAGGAAAAGTATTTTTTAAAAGAACAACAAATAGAAAAATTAAAAGAATACAATAAAAGGAATGAAGAAAAAGGAAATGGTTTTCGTGCAAAGTTTCACGACACTGAAGGAATTATGAGTGCATTAAAGGTTGGTGGGGCAAGAGCAGATGATTTAATAGAGGTAAGGGGTTGTGCATTAAGAACATGGCCAAGAAAATCAAGTGCCGATGCAAATCAGGATAGACAAAAAAGGTTAGAGTTTAGAAGTGACAATGTGGTTAATACCATCACAACTCATTCTTTAGATAGTATGGTGGGAGAAATAGAGTGGATTGCAGATGTGAGAACAGATGAAGGGTTAAGAATAAGAGAAAATGGGTTATCACCCTGTTTAACTGCATCTAAAAACAGTGCGAGTGAAATAAGCAGAAGTGCTCCTCTGGTAAAAGAAAAAAAACAAAACATAAGAAGATTAACACCATTAGAGTGTTTAAGACTGCAAGGTTTTGAAGATGTGTTTTTTAAAAACTGCAAAGATAATGATATAAGTGACACTCAATTATATAAACAAGCAGGTAATAGTATGAGTGTAAATGTGTTAAAAGGAATAATTAAAAAAATTTTAGAAAATGAAAAAAGATATATTTAAAAAATATGTGCAAGAGGTTGCTCGTGTATTTGAGTTGCCTGAACTTGAATTGTTTACAAAGTCCAAAGAAAGAAACAAAGTTGATGCTCGTCATCTTTTATATTACTTATGTAAAAAAAGACCTATGAGAATTACTTATATACAGGACTTTATGGAAAGTAGAGGTTATAGAATTAACCACTCATCTATTATTCATGGAATAAATCAAGTGGAAGAAAAAATAAATGAAGACAAAGATTATTTAAGTGTAATAGAAAGAATAGAAGAAAATGTGTGATTTATTAAAAGTCTGGGAAGAGGCAGAAGAGGATATTGCAGCCGCCATATTAGATAAAAAAGGGTATGGGGCAAGGTTGTTGTGTGGAATTAAAATAATGAAATGCCACGAAACTAATACTGTGCAAATTCTTAACACGACTTTAAACGGAGATTACTATCAAGAAATTAGTATAGCAGAGTATGAAGTTTTTAAAGAAAAAGGTTGGAGATATGGAATTTATGTGTTATCTTTGACTAATTATCGTAGAAAACTAGATAAAATAGAAAAGAAAATTAAAAAAGAATTAAATGGTAAAAATAACACACGAGCAATTCTTAATGCTAAAGCAAACAGGGTTAGAATTATGGAGAATTTTACCACAATTTCAACTAAATTAAATTTTATTAAAGATGAGTAAAGTAAAAAATTATTATAAAGAATTATCAGAACTACCTATTAAAAGGTTGGTAGAAAAAAAGGGAGGGTTGGATTACCTTTCGTGGAGTAATGCATGGGATATGTTGAAAAAAGAATATCCTAAATCACAACGAGTAGTATATGAGTGTCAATCAACAGGACTTAATTATTTTACTGAAGGGAAAACGGCTTATGTGAAAGTGGGTATTATAGTAAATGATATTGAACATATAGATTATCTACCTGTTATGGATTTTAGAAACAAATCTATACCTATGGACAAAATGACATCATTTGATGTAAGTAAAACTATCCAAAGAGCAACTGCAAAAGCAATCGCAATGCACGGACTTGGTTTATCGTTGTGGACAGGAGAAGATATACCCTCTAAACCTGAAAAAGAAGATAAAATTATAGGTATAACATTAGATATTGGAGATGATAATTGGGATAAGGTTTTAAGGTATGTGGCGGACAATAAACAATTAGGCATGGAGAAAATTGCCACCATGTTGTCTAAAAAATATAAAGTCACAGATGTTGTAAAAAAAGAATTAAAAAAAATAATAAGTAAGTAATGGAAAATATATTAACAATCCTATTAATGGGAGTTACTTTTGGAATGGGTATTATTGCAGGAATGTATATCGTAACTCAAATCTCAAATTGGATAGATAAACAAATAAAGAATAAAAAATAATGAGTTGGGATATAGAGCCATATCAAATAGAAGTAAACAAAGTAATATGTAAACACTGTGGAGAGGATAGTGATTATGATTTTTGCAGTGACGGTTGCAGTAGGGCTTATTGGAAAGAGTTAGAATAAGTGGAAGGGGGGTTTTTTTATTAGAGTGAATTAACTTGGTCGTTCTCCTCACTCTAGCCCATAGTGGGCGCTTTGTGGTTCTTTGGCCCCCCTTCTTACTTTAAAAATTTTAAATATGAATAAACAAAAACATACATATCAAGAGGATTTTGAAATAGGTGTAGAATACAGTTATGATAAAGATTATAAAAAAGTATATGATATTGAAAAACTTAAAAGAAGATTTAAGCATATCATAGACAGTTTAAAAAACAAAAGAAAATGGTAGATATAAATAAAATTTCAGAACAATTAAAAGATGATGAACAGTACTATCGTGGGGTTGGAAAAAACTATTTGTCTAACTCTGATATAGGAACACTTTTAAAAAACCCAAGAGATTTTGGGGAGGACAGACCTGATAATGTAAATTTTTTAAAAGGAAGGTTGTTTCATCAATTAATACTTGAGCCGAACAAGGTTAAAAATATAAACTGTATAGATGTAAATTCTCGTAACACAAAAGCATACAAAGAATATAGTAATGGAACAATCGTTCTGTTACAAAAAGAAGTAGACGAAATAATATCATTAACTAAAACTATGTTGAGTAATATAGATTTTTTTGACATGATTAAAGAAAAAGATAATTCCTATGAAGTGCCTAAGATTAAGGAAATAAAAGGAATATGGTGGAAGGGTAAGGCAGATATAGTAAATGAACATGTGTTGGTAGATTTAAAAACAACAAGTGATATATCTAAATTTAAATGGTCGGCTAGGGAGTATAATTACGATAGTCAGGCATATATATATGAACAACTTTTTGGTAAACCTTTAATCTTTCTTGTGATAGACAAGCAAACTCACACACTAGGAATGTTTGAGCCAACACAAGAGTTTTTAGAAAGAGGAGAACAAAAAGTAGAAAAAGCAATAACTGTATATAATCAATTCTTTTGTAAAAACGCAGAAGAAGATATAAACACTTATTACATAAATGAACAATTAAACTAATTATTAACTAACTTAAAACTAATTAAAATGGCAGATGAAAAAATTTTTGCAGATGGATTTTCTTTTAAGACAAGAGAAAATCAACCCGATTTTGTAGTCGGAAGACTTTCAATTAAAGTAGAAGATGCATTAGCATTTTTAAAAGAGCGTGCTAACAATGGGTGGGTAAACCTTAACATCAATAGAGCAAGAAGTGGAAACTTTTATTGTGAACTTGATACATGGAAACCTAATCAGGATACACAAGAAAAAAATACTCCATCACAACCTCAGGAAGTGAAGGAAGATTTACCTTTCTAAAGTAGGCATGTTTAAGAAAGGGGGGTGGTATTGCATTTCTACCCCCCTTTTTTTGTGCCGATTTTGTCGTATTTTTCGTGTTTACTACAATATATATGAAAATTATTTTCTTTTTTATTTTTATTTATTTATTTTAGACAAAAAAACGACATTATTGACACTGACATTGATAATCAGTAAGTTAGATAATTAAAATTGACATTAAATCGACATCAAAATGACACCAACAATTACAATTTTTAAAAACATAAAGGAGACCTCAACTCCTTTTTATAGAGAAGTAGGGTTAGTATTAAGCCGAATTAAAGAGGGAGCATCAAAAGAACTTGTAAAGAAAATAAGATTAGAAAAAGACAAGGGGGCAAGAAACGAGATAAAGAAAAATTTACCAGCATTGTGTTTTTCGGGGACATTTACAAAAAGAAATGACACCTCTCTTAATACTCATAGTGGATTGATTTGTTTAGATTTTGACGGCTATAAAAAACAAAAAGATTTATTAAGTGCTAAAGAAAGTTTAACTAAAGACAAATATGTTTATGCAGTTTTTATAAGTCCTTCGGGTAATGGATTAAAAGTTTTGGTTAAAATACCAGAAGATGCAGATAATCATATTAATTATTTTAATTCATTAGAAAAACATTTCTCTTCTCCTTATTTTGATAAGACATGTAAAAATTTAAGTAGAGTGTGTTATGAAAGTTATGACCCTTTATTACATATAAACCCAAATTCTTCTGTATGGGATGTTATAGAAGATATTGAGTATACTGAGGTTATAGTACACCGAGACCCACCCACTATACCTATTACAGATGAAAATAAAATTGTAGAGATATTGGTAAAGTGGTGGCAAAAAAAATACCCAATGGTTGAAGGACAAAGAAATCAAAATGTATATGTTCTTGCAATGGCTTTTAATGATTACGGAATAAACAAGTCTTTAGCATCTTATGTTATGAATAGTTTTGCTACAAAAGATTTTAATCTTACTGAAATACAAAGAACTATTGATAGTGCTTATTCGCACACCCAAAATTTTGGAACTAAATACTATGAGGACGAGGAAAGAGTAAATGTTATTAAATCTAAATTAAGAAGAGGGGTTACTAAAAAAGAAATAAGAAATCAACTAGAGGAAACGAATTTAGATGATAAAACTATAGATGCAGTTTTAAATAAGGTAGAGGAAGAAAATGCCCTTAAACAGTTTTGGAGTAAAAATGATAAGGGAACAATTAAAATAGTACATATTTTATTTAAACAGTTTTTGGAAGACAGCGGGTTTTATAAGTATTGCCCCGAAGGAAGTAAGAACTATGTGTTTGTTAGGGTTACTAATAATTTAATAGACCACACTTCTGAAAAGGAAATAAAGGATTTTATATTAGGACATTTATTAGAGATTGATGATACATCAGTTTATAATTATTTTGCCGATAACACCAGATTGTTTAGAGAAGAATTTTTAACCTTATTAGCCACTATTGATATTTATTTTATAGCGGACACTAAAAACTCTGCATATTTATATTATAGAAATTGTGCAGTAAAAATAACAAAAGACGAAATAAAACCTATTGATTATTTAGATTTAGGAGGTTATGTTTGGAAAGACCATATTATTGATAGAAACTTTAATCTATGTGAACATAAGGATTGTTCTTATAAAAAATTTATCGGAAACATATCAGGTAATAATCATGAAAGAGTAAAGTCTATGGAAAGTACGGTTGGATTTTTATTACATGGACATAAAAATTTATCTTATTGTCCTGCCGTTATTTTAAATGATGAGGTTATATCTGACAACCCAGAGGGAGGGACAGGTAAAGGTATCTTTATGAATGCTTTGGCTAATATGAAAAAAGTTGTAACTATTGACGGAAAATCATTTACTTTTGAAAGGTCTTTTGCTTATCAACTTGTATCAGCTGACACTCAAATACTTGTTTTTGACGATGTAAAGAAACATTTTGATTTTGAAAGATTGTTTAGTGTAGTAACCGAAGGTTTAACATTGGAAAAGAAAAACAAAGATGCAATTAAAATACCTTTTAATAAATCTCCCAAGATTGCTATAACAACTAATTATGCAATTAAGGGAGCGGGTAATTCTTTTGAGCGTAGAAAATGGGAGTTGGAACTTCATCAACATTACAATAAATCATTCACACCTTTAGATGATTTTGGAAAATTAATGTTTGGAGATTGGAGTGATGATGAGTGGTGTGGGTTTGATAATTACATGATAAGTTGTTTACAACTCTATTTAGAAAACGGACTTCAAATAAGTAAATTTGTTAATTTGAAAATAAGAAAACTATCCGCCGAAACATCTCACGATTTTATAGAGTGGTGTGGTTTAATAAAAGGGTCGCAACCTAACCCTAAACTAGTTGTAGATGTAAAAAACTATAAACACCAATTATATTTAGAGTTTATTGAGGAATATCCTGACTATGGCCCTAAAGCCAAAATGACTATTTCGAGAACTAGATTTTACAAATGGTTAGTTTCTTATGCTCTATATAAAGAAGGTGTACAACCCGAAGAGGGGAGAGATGCACAGGGAAGGTGGCTAAGAATTAGAAGTAAAAAAGAATTAGAAGTACAAACAGATTTGGATTTTTAAAATGTTTTTAAAAGAAGACGAGTATCAAGATTGGAGTTTAGAAAAAGCAATGCAAAACTCGTATGATGTAATAATAAGACAGTATGATGCAGTTTTAATTATTGAAAAAGGAGGAGGTTGGTTTGCACATGACCCCTCAAGTGAACTAGAATTAGAAGATGTGTTGGGTGTGTTAGAGTATTATGAAGGAGAAGAAGAATTTATAAAATGTAAAGAATTAAATGAGTTTATCAAAAATCACTTTTAGAGATTATCAATCAAATATAATAGACCAAGCGGTAGGGTGTCTTATTAAAAATAATTTTGTTTACCTCGCTATGGAGGTGAGAACAGGCAAAACCCTAACAAGTTTAGGGGTGGCGGAAAAACTATTTATGAATAATGTTTTATTTATAACTAAAAAGAAAGCCATATCCTCTATTGAAAAAGATTATAAATCTTTATCTCCTGAATACAAATTGATAGTAGTTAATTATGAATCTCTGCATAAAATACCAGATTTAAAGTGGGATATGATTATATGTGATGAGGCACATAGTTTAGGGGCGTTTCCCAAACCCAATAAACGCGCAAAAGCAGTAAAAGATATTATATTCAAAACTCGTGCCAAAGTTATGTTATTATCAGGAACTCCTACACCCGAGTCGTATAGTCAATTATACCATCAAGTGTACGGTATCCCATCCAACCCTTTTAATGATTGTGTAAATTTTTATAAGTTTGCTCATCGTTATGTAAAAATAAAAGAAAAGAAAATAAACGGACTATTTATTCGGGACTATTCAGGGGGTTCAGATTTAATTTTAGACAAGATGAAACCCCATACTATTAGTTTTTCTCAAAAAGAAGCAGGATTTAAAACTAAAATTTCCGAACAAGTTTTATATGTCACCATGAGTGACTTAACCTATGAGGTTACTACTAAGTTGAAAAAAGACAGGGTGGTAGAGGGAGAGGAGGAGATTGTTTTAGCTGACACACCTGTAAAATTAATGACTAAATTACATCAACTTTATTCAGGAACAGTCAAGTTTGAAAGTGGGAACAATATGGTTTTAGATTATAGTAAGGCACAATTTATTAAAGAACACTTTAAAAATAAAAAGATTGCTATCTTTTATAAGTTTAAAGCCGAGTTAGATGCTTTAAAAATAATTTTTGGGGAAGACCTAACTACCGAGTTAAAGGAGTTTAAGGAAACAGATAAAAATATAGCATTACAAATTGTGAGTGGAAGAGAAGGTATTTCTCTAAAAGAAGCCGACCATATTGTTTATTACAACATAGACTTTAGTGCAACAAGCTATTGGCAAAGTCGTGATAGAATGACAACAAAAAGTCGTTCTCACAATAGTGTGTATTGGGTTTTTTGTAAAAACGGAATAGAAGACGATATATATAAAGCGGTAACAAAGAAGAAGGACTACACCGTTAGACACTTCAAAAAGGATTTATTATCTTTGTAAAGAATGACAGAACAACAAATTCAATCAAAAAAAATAAAAGAACTAGAAAGTGAAGGTTATTATGTTATTAAATTAACAACCACCAATAAAAACGGCATCCCAGACCTTCTAGCTATACCCCCAAATAGTAATGTGTTGTTCGTGGAGGTGAAAAATAAAAAAGGAAAGTTATCTAAATTACAAGAGTATCGTATTAAAGAGTTAAAAAGTTATGGCATTAAAACAGAAGTATATAGAGGAGGTAAAAAATAATGAGTGCAAGTTTGACGAGTGGTTTATTGATGAATTAATGGAACACCCCTACGAGGTTGGAATAAATGTTATGATGCAGTTAGAGAAAAACTTAAACAATCTACACAGCCGTAAGGTTTGGTCACAACAAATTGCGGGAGTGGTAAAACAAAAACATCCTTTCTTTTTTGAAATAGAATATATAAAGGAAGGCAAACATCACCCTATTTTATTTATTGATATAAATGAAATAGATTGTGATACTTATTTAGACTATATTAATCAAAACAAATCATTAAAATGAAATTAACAGCAGAAGCAAAAAACGCTAAAGACTTATTAGAGAGAAAATTTAATTTAAAACTAACCGAAAAATGTCGAAACACCCCCTATATAAAAGCACGATGTCTTTTTTCTAAACTTATGGAGAAAAGGGGTTTTGGTTGTTTTGCTATTAGTAAGATGTTAAATTTAAACCATGCGACGATTTTAAATTATTTTAACAACTTCGAATGGTTCTACAAAATAGATAAAGATTTTGCCGAAACTTATGAACAAATTTATGAACAAATGCAAAGTTCCTCTATTATTTATACGCAAATGAACGAGTTTGAGTTGAAAAAAGAACTGATTTTACTCCAAAAAGAAAATAAAAACCTATATTTACGCAACAGAGAACTAGAATTAAAAGTAAAAAAACTTAAAGAAAGCAAGGTAATGTACATCGAAAGTAAGATGTAAGACATGAAACAAAGGGGTTTAATAAATAAATCATGTCCATTAACAAAATATCTGTTTATGAATTAGAACGTATAGAGCATATTAACTATATCACTAATGAAATTCACACCGCCACTGACGAATTATATGAGAGCTTTATGGATAAAGAGTATGATAAGTGCAGGAAAGAAACTAAAGTTTTGATAAAGAGGTGTAAAGAGATATTAGAATCATTAGAAGATGAAATTTAATTCCGACTTTAGACCCCGCCTTAAAGGCAATAAAAAAACTGCATTTGAATATTTTACTAAAAACGAAAGACGTATCCTCGTTATAGGAGATATTCATGCCCCCTTTTGTTTAGAGGGTTATTTAGATTTTTGTAAAGATATTTATGCTAAACACAACTGTAATCAAGTAATTTTTATAGGAGATATTTTAGATAATCACTATAGCTCTTTCCATCAAACAGACCCGAATGGCATGTCGGGGGGAACAGAACTCGAATATGCTATTGAAGAGGTTGCAAAATGGAATAAGGCATTTCCTGTGGCTGATGTTCTCATCGGAAACCATGACCGGATGATAATGAGGAAGGCCTTCGACTCTGATGTTCCTAAACAATGGATTAAAAGTTACAATGAAGTTCTTGGAACTAATTGGAATTGGGTGGAAAGAATAGTATATGATAATGTTCAGTATGTTCATGGAGAAGGGGGGACAGCGAGGACCAAGGCAAAAAACGATATGATGTCCACCGTGCAGGGTCATATCCATACCCAATGTTACACCGAGTGGTTAGTGGGAAGAAACTTTCGTGTCTTTGGGATGCAGGTGGGATGTGGGATTGACGGAGGTTCGTACGCCGCCGCCTACGCCAAACATTTCAAAAAACAAGCAATCGGATGTGGGGTAGTATTAGGAGGACACACAGCTATAAATTGTTTAATGGAATTATGAGATACGAAAATAACGAAGATTTAAAAAGAGAATTAAAAGCTATAAAGAAGTTTGTGGGTTTGTTTAAGGGTAGTTATAAAAAACTAGGACCTAATGATATTGACTTTAGAATTTTCGATTCAAATAATAAAATATGTGCCTACGCGGAAGTTAAAGGAAAGAGTTGTTTGTTAAAAGATTCTTTCCCCCTGTATGTGGCTGCCAGAAAATTAGTTAAGTTGTGTGACAAAAGACTAAACCCTATTATTATGTGGGCTTGTGAAGATGGGATTATATACGCTAAAGTTCCCGAATTAGTGGGTGAAATGAGATGGGGTGGTAGAACTGAAGTGAGAGATGAAGCCGTTAATGACAAGGAGTTAATGGTTTATTTTGAAGACCCCAAGCCATTTAAATATGTTAAATTTTAGGGGATATAATACCCTTACCTACCGCGAGATAGTGTCTTAGAAGACACTTATGGGCTTATTTTTTTTTGATTTTTTTGTTTTTAGATGCATATAGGGGCAAATCCGTGCCTTTAGGGGTTTCTTGTTGCCACTTGCGTGCCATCGTTGGTTTATTGGCATACATCCATTTTTTTTGTGATTCACTTCTAAAAGGCATACTACTCAAACATTTGTTCTAATATCTCTCGTCTTCTTATATCCTCCTCTGCTTCAAATTCTTTTTGCATTTCCTCTAACTCTATTACAGCCCCAGGTTTATTGTCGTATTTTAATTCATATAAATCTGGTGCAAACTCCTCCATTTCTTTTTTTCTTAATTTTATACCACCTTCTTTTTCTGCACTCTTTAGTTGCCCACCTTGTATTTGCCATTCAGAGTAATTAAATAATCTCATTATTGCTTCTCCAGGAGGCACACTTTCTCCATATAACTTACTGTAATTAGTCCATAATTTTTTAACTTGTGGCACAGGCATTCCTGATAGCGTAGATAGTTCTAAATAAAAATTCATCCATAATTCTTTTTTCTTTTCTTCACTTTTGGCTGCCTCGGCTCTTTTTGCCATCTTGGTTAGTCTTGATGCAATGTTTAAAATACCCACTGACTTTGCACTTTCTCCTGCATAAGGTTTTCCCGTAAAGAAATCTCCCGCCATATTAACCGCTTCTCCTAAAATAAATAAGGCATTTAAGTTTCCAATTATCCCTGCTCGTAACAAGTCTTCTTTATCTTCATCTTCAACCCCCCTCAATAATCCAGGCATACCAAGTGCAACCCATTGGAAGAACACAGGCATTACCACATGATACATGCCTACGGTTCTTAAATTTTCCAATACCGTACCCTTTCCTGCCTTCGTGTCCATCGCCGCAATCTTTCTACCTAAATTTCTAAAACCTTGTATTTCTTTTCTTAAGTATTGTTTAGGTGTTGTCATAAACATATTAAGAGCTCTTACGACAGGATTTCCTGTTTGCATAATATCCTTATCCTGTAAATCACCTGACTGTTGAGTTCTTTTGGTGTCTTTCTCAAACTTTACAATAGCATAATCTATCGCTTGCTGTTCTGTTGCTTGTGGGTTTTTCTTCTTAAACTCTGCTTTGTAGTATAAATAATTAGGCATACCCCCAACCATAATGGCTGTCCTATCACCAAACTTGGTGGTAAACATTAAGAAGTTTGTAAGCCATTCTTTTTGAGCCCCTAAAGATTCACTCATAAACCAAGTGGGGACAAACTCTTGCATACTTTTTTCACTATAACTCTCTATAGCTTTCATGATACCATTATTTCTTCTGTCTTGCATGTACACAGAGTTATCTCTAATTTCTTTCCAAGTTTGTTTTACTTGAGTGATATTCTTCATACCATACTTCGCGTAGTTTATAAAACCAATGTCGTTAGCGTAGGTAATAAACGAGGTTAATTGTTTAAGCATTACCACAGGGTTAATACCTAATCTAGACAAAATAAACACATCGTTCATGTGACTGATTGCAAAGTTAGTCATATCGGTTCTAACCCCTTTATTAGCTATTTTTTTAATAGCATCTTGAATTAAGGTGTTAGTGGTTTTGCCGTGAATATCTTTAATACTATTAGAAATGGTGGTGTTACTAAAAAGTTTATTAATATCTCGTACAGGAACGGCATAGGCAGAAAAATACTCCATGTCATTAATATAGGTTAACAACACATCTGTTCCATTCATCTTTTGGATTGGATTAGTGTTTTGCACCCTCGCTAAAGTAGATGAAGCCCCTACAGAAGTTCCACTTATATCACCTCCCAACAAGTCTAAAGGTTTCATTTCGACATCTCTGTACATTTTACCTGCGTAAAACTCATTATAAGGCATGTTTGTTCTATAGATTTTTTGGTATGTTTTATTATAATGTTCATACAAGGCAGGGAATAATACATCTACCTGAAAATCTGCAAATGCTTTTGTTTCAGGTGTAAGTTTATTTGTCATTTCCTCCATTACTCTCTTATAGTCTTTACCATACATCACCTCAAAAGTCCCTTGGTTTGCAGGGTCTTTGTATTGGTTGTAGTAATAATACATTTGTTCTTGACTTAGTATAAGTTCCTGTTTTGCTTTTACTTTATTTAAGTTCTTTAAGTTTTCTTTTGTTGGGTCGGTGTCATATTTTACTTGTGCCTGATTCACTGCTTCAGGGTCGAGGTATATGCCTGTTTGTTTTTCTTGACGGTTTTCTGCCATTATTTTCTTCCATCTCTTCCCAAACACTTCTTTCATTTTATCTTGCAACAATTTTTCTATCTCTAATTTTCTCCCCTTAAATTCTCTGCTTGCTGCATCTACTCTCTCTGTAACAAGGGTTTGCATTTTTCCTTCAAACATTTTCCCAGGCAACATAGAGATTTTGTCCATCAAACCATCTAGGGCTTCATGAGAGTGAAATATGTTTCCTATACCATTTAAAATACTACCCATAAGTTTTTTAACTCTCGCTGCCACTTTTTTTGCATCATTTTTCTGACTAATTTCTCTTTTGTTTTTATTAATAGTTTCATCATAAATATCCTGTGCCTCTTGTAACTTGGTTTGATTTTCTTCCGTTGGGTTGTTTTCATATTGGACTTCTGCTAATTCAAGTTGTTCAATAGGAAGTTTTACTCCCGTAATATCATAGAACGCTTCTGCAAATTGACTACGATATTCTTTATGTTGTGCCTTAATTGACTCGTTAAGTCTTTGTTTCCCCCCAACAATCACATCTGCAAGTTGTTCTACTACTGAGCCGAGTGAAGTTAATTTATGCACATTATTATCTAACATTAATCTTGAATTGTTTAATTCAATCATAATTTGAAGTGATGCCATTTCATCTATTTCTTGTTCAGTTAAAGATTGTTTTTGTGAAAGTTCATCATACCTTGTTTGTAGAGCTGCATTATCTGCTGCAATCTCTACGGCTGTAGATTTTGCCGTTCCTTGAAACGCTTTTTTAATTTTCTTTAAAATTTCTTTAGCTCTAGTATCTACTTTATATCCTCTTTTTCTACCCCCTAGTGTTTGTTCATACTTGCCGTTCAACAAGTCAGTCACTTCTTTAGAAAGCATGTCTACATTTTTCTTTATAGCAATCTCATTTATTTCTTTAATAATATTGTCAATGTTATTGGCATTAGCTAATTCTAACTTTCTCACAAGTTTTAAAACCTCAGGTTTAGTATACATTCCTGGAGGCAAAGCTATTCTCATAAAGTTTCTTACTTCTCTTTTGATTTTATTTAAATCACTTCTACCCCTTCTCATTCCGTCTAACATCATTTTTAACCTCCTCATTTTATTCCCCACTTCTCTCGTGGTTCGTTTACCAAAGTTTTTTTGAAGTTCTACTTGCATTAACATTTGAAGTTTAGATAAACCTTTTCTTGTTTTAGTATCTTTTCCTTTTTTATAAGTAGCCGACTCACCTTTGTATTCAGGTTGTGACTCTAAAAAATCCATCGTCTTTTCGTTTATCTCTGTTTCACTCAATTTTCTTTTCACCCTACCATCTTTGTTTCTATCTATAAGTCTTTGCCTATAGGCCATAACTCTATTAAACAAAGCAATCCCACTTTTTAATCCTCCTTTTACATCACCAAAACTTTTAGGTAATAGTTTTATAGACTCTAACAACTTGGTGTCTGATTTAGATATTTTAAGAACATTTTTTATATCTCTCATTAAAACCCCCTTTCTTCTTGTAAGATAATCTACAATAGCACTTCTACTAAAATTGTTTTCTAATCCTTCTACAAAATAATCTAATATAGTTTTACCACCAGAGTTAGGAACAACCATATCTTTTTGATATCTAGTTTTTCTTTGTGTGGGCTTAACCCTTCTTCCATTTCTATTTACCACAAAAATTCCTCCTCCGTAACCATCATAAGTGGTTTTAGAACGAACAGCTTTATATCCTTCGGGTAAAAACCTTTGCACATATTCTACTGTGTTTTGTTTATTTATAAAACCACTCGGGCTCATGTTAAAGTAGGTTAAAACCTCTTGGATTGTTTTTTGTTTAGGTCTACGAGGTTGTTCTACTTTCTTTCTACCCTGTTCTCTTCTGTCTACTTCTGCTTGCGTGGCTAAGGCGGCACGATATGTATCGCCTTTGTATTCTTTTATTTTTTGTTCATAGAAATTAGATGGGTTAAATTCTGCATCAGGAGTTTGTTCGTTTTGTTGGTCAAACAAGTTAAGTTGTTGTTGTCTTGTTTTTCTTTTTCTATCTTTTACCTGTTGCCATTCTTTTTGAGCCCACTCTTCTATTTTAGAACGATAAAATACTTTATCATTTAAAGCTCCTTCATCTACTAATACTACTTCACCATCTGTTCTCACCCCCCAATTTCTAGTAGCAAGAAAATCACCCCATAAAAGATTATAATTTAAAAAGTCTATTAACCCTTTATCTTGCATTATTTCTTGCACTATAGGAGCAACATTACCAAACCTGTCTACCCCATTCTCTTGATATGCCGACTTTAATCCTTTTAAATACTTATTTACAACTTTATCATTTCGTGAAACTTTTTCTACCACTATATAATCTAATCCCTTTTCGAAGAGTTCAGCTATTCTTCCATCCAATATATTAAAATCTCCAAACCCTACACTTGCATTTTGTTCTAGTCCTCGTGGGCTTGTAGCCACTTTAATAACTTTATTGGGGTCAGTAGGGTGTTGATATACTATTCTTACTGAACCCCCCTTAGAAATCACCTCTAGTTCGTCTAGGTTAAACTTTTCGGCAGCCACTTCTTCTTTTTGTTGTCGAGTGTTTCTTTTTATATATTCTTCAAAGGTTAAATCCTTTGGAGCTTTTTGCTGTTTTGGTTGTCTTTTTTCTTGTGTTTTTTTATCTTCAGTTTCTCTCACCCTTCCTCCCCCTAAACCTTCTACATCGGCATCACTAATAACTTCTCCTGAACTTATTTTCTTTGCCATGGTATTTAATAAATCTATAACAGCTTCTTCATTTTTAGTTAATTGATTAATAAAATCCATTTTAAAACCTAGTTTTTGTCCTAGATTTTTTATCCAAGACATAACTGCAGATTTTTGAGGTTTACTTAATGTTTTAAATTCACTTGCAAGTATACCCATTAACTCTGCTAATTGTTCTTCATTAACTAAATCAGATTCATATTTTGAAGCATGGGCTTCAATTTTGTCTAATAAACTTTTTTGCCCCGTAGTAATAGTCTTTCGTACTGCATTCATCATTGCTTTGGTGAGGGCAGATGCCTCTGCGTCCGTTTGAGTTTTGGTCACAACCACTGCATGAAAAATTTCATGGGGAACGGTAGTTAAATTAGCTTTAGACAAATTGATATGAATAACACCTGTTTCAGGATTATATTCACCTCTAGACATAGCATCACTTACGTTTTGACCATACGCATCTTGAGTAGTGTGAACTACCATTTTGATATTGGGGGCAATAGTAGAAATAGCACTTAAACCTTTTTCTGCCAAATTAACTACACTTTTCTGAACATTGTTTAAGGTTTGCTTAAAGGTGTTTAAATCAGTAGACTGAGGACTTCCTTCTACGGGAGCACCTTGGTTAATAACAATTTTTTCATTTACATTAACTTGATTATCTGAAACCTCTTCACCAAAAAACGCGTCTACATCTTTTTGTTCTTGGGTTAAAGGTTCTTGTTGTGTTTCTGTTTCGGTTTGTGTTTCTTGTTGTGTGGCAGGGTCTAGGGTAGTGTCAACCTGCTGTTCCGTGGGAGCGGTATCTGTTTTTGTTTCAGTGGTAGTATCTGTTTGTAAAATATTTTCCATTCTACTATTTATACTTTCTATTTCTGCTAATTCTTTTTTTACTAATGTTTTATCTTTATTAGCTATCTGTTCTTGTAGGTCTTGTTTTCTTAAGAGTAACCCTAATAACTGTTTCTTTTGTTCTGAAGTAACATCTTGGGGGAGTTGGGAATATACTCCTGATACCTTATTAAAATCATTAAGTATTTTATCTCCTTCTTTTTTAGTAAGCTCACCCTTTAAAATTTTTTGTTTAATATCTTGGACAAAAAAAGTAAAATAATCTGATTGACTTTTTTCTGACTTATTTATTTCTTCAAAAATTTTCCATTGTGATTCATCTAGTTTAGAAAAATCATAAGTAGTTAAGGCATTACCTATTCCCCCAGGAACACCTAAAATTAAACCTCCTACCATTTCTTGACCTCCCGCATATAACATTTGTCCAACTACCTCTCCAAATGTTTCAGGGGTATCAAACATGTCTTTTTCTTTAACAGAATTATAAATTTCTTTAATAGCTATATCTGCACCTTCTTGTAAAAACCCTGTTTCAAATTCCGCCATACCCGCTGCCCCTACCGTTATAACACCTCTCGCCACCATGCTGTCTATTTCTTTAGTAACAAGTTCCTGAAAGGTTTTAGGCGTTGCCCCTTTAGGAGATTTATTCATTACTCTTAAAACAATTTTGTTTACCAAACCACTTTGCTTCATTACGTTTCTTAATCCAATAGCTTCTAGTCCCCCCACCACTATACCTAAAGGTACAGTTACGGCATACTTTTCATTCTCACTGATATTAGCGAAGTCAGGGTCATTTTGCATCTCTTCCATAACATGGTCCGACACTTGCGAATACATTTGGGCAGTTCTTTGAGCCCACCCCGCAGCATTATTACCTCCCAACATGGCGGGAACAGATTCCATTAATCCTAATAATGCACCACCCCAAAAACCTTCTTTCTTTAAATCTGTCCATTCTCCTGTGGTTTCTGAATCTCCTACAGCCCACCTTAACCCTTTTCGTGTGGCATCTACCATACCCATACTCATATCTTGGTTTTGGGCGGTTACTGCTAAAGAAAAAGGATTACGTTCATCTTTTACTTGCGACACATACATTGTTCTTTCTCCGTCAGGATACTTTACTTTCATAGGTTTACCGTCAGCATCTAGCACGGGAATCCTTTCTACATTATCATATTTAAGACTTTTTTTCTGTAGGTCTCTGATTTGACTTGTGTAGTTTTGAATATCGTTGGTGGTTAATAAATCTCTAATTTCTTTATTGATTTTTTCTGTTCGTTTATCATCAAGTTGGTTTTGTCCATGAAGCATAGTGTGACGCTCGGTAGCTTCACCAATTAAATAACTTCTTCCATCATCTCTAATCATTTTCCCATTTTTATCATATTTGGGTTTAAATTTTTCTTCAGGATTGTTGGCATAAATTTCATTTAATTGTTCTTGAGTAATTTTACCATCTCTAAGTGCAAGCGATATCATCTCATCCGTAACATCTTTACCCCCACCAATAGCAATACCAATGTCTGCCATTATATTCATTGTGTTGGCAGAAATACGAGCTGAACCATCTAAAAAAGCATTATATAAACCACCTAACCAACTACCCTTTTCAGCTTCCATTTCCGTCCATTCTCCCACAAGTTTATCTAACTCTCCTCCCCTTTTTCTAAAGTTTTTTTCTTGTTGCACTAATTTCAAGCGTCTATTTTCAATAGCTTTAGATTCTTCCTGATATAAATCCCACTCCTCTCTGTTTTCATTAATTTTAGATTGATTCCATGTTAACATTTGTTGTCGTTTGCGTTCAAAGTCATTTCTATCTTTAACAAATGATTGAACCTCATCTTTAAAGGCGTTTGACTCTTCATTAAATAACGAGGTTCTTAATTTAATATCTTGTTCGTTTCTAAACTTCTGCTCATTTAACTTATATCCTCGTTCAGTATTAGTAAGAAACTCTGACTCTTCTCTATTATCTCTTAAAAACTGACGTAATTTTTCAGACTCTTTAGTTTTTTTCTTACCCCTTCCAATTAACGATACCCCTAATATGCTTAAGTCGGGGTCTAAGTCTATTGTTATTTCCTTACCATTTTTAGCTTTAACCTTCATGGCATCGCCAATACTTATTTCCTCAAAATCAAAACCGTAATCTTTAAAATGATAATTCATTTCTGCAACCACATTTTCTTCTCGTGTTCCAATAAGGTCTTGATTAATTACATCTAGAGATGTTTCGAAAAAATCTTTTTCTTCCCCGTCTTGATTATTAGCATCATCTACCGCAGGAGAAACCGTTTCTGTTTCTGTTACTGTTTCATTTAATTGGGGATTAAATCCATAATCTCCCCACTCGGGTTGCCCACTCTCTTCATTTAACTGAGGAACAACACCCTTTTGAAAAGCGAGTCGGTAATCTTCTTCATTAGACTCTACATCAGGAGGGTTGCCCGTTCTTTTAGTGTAAGAATCTTTCCATGTTAAAACTTCAGGGTTGGTGTTCCACCACTCTTGAAAATCAATTTCTTTTTGAGGGTCTAGGGTTGTTTTTTTGACGGAGGAATCCGAAGAACCATCTTTTGAATCTAATGCCGACTGCATCCCCTCTGAAGTAGAAAGAGAAAGTTTTGTATCGTCTTTTTTTTTTACGGTTTCTATAAAATCATCTAAAGGGCGTCTACTAGCAAAACTTTTATCTATACCACTTATCCACTCATGCATTTCAGCTGCATAGGCGGGGTCTTGCATTTTATCAGAAAACTCTTCAAATGAATACCTTGCTTGATAACTATCATCTTTGGATGATATCCATTCATATAATTGACTTAAATAATCCATATCTACGGTGCTGCATTAGTATTGTTTCTACCCCCTTCAGAGTTGTTCCACTTGTCAATATTTTCTCTTGCAATTTTTTCTATTAAATTTTGTATTTTGGTTTTATCAAAACTAGTTCTGCCACCTTTTATTTTATATAATTTTCCATCTACTGTAACTTCTAGTTCATTTTTACTAGGCCAAGTGTTGTCAATAAATTTAGTTTTTATACTTGGGTTTATATCTTTTAACATATTGCTTAATGAGTTTTTAACCGCATCTTGAATTTGCCCCTCATTACTATAATCTACCGCATTAAGTTGTTGAGCTAGTGTAATAGTTTCTCCATCTTGCATAACATATACTTGATTTATATCTGCATTTTTATTGTTAACTGCAACAAATGGGGCTTGATAACTTCCACTCTCCTCACCTTTCCAAGCGGGGTTAGGTATCATTTGTCCAGGGTTGTTGGTGTCTTCTATCATTCTTGGCACAAAACCTCCTCCTTCAGACTCATTCCAAACTGTTAAACCTTCTTGGTAAGAGATATTAGCATCATTAGGTACAACAAATTGCCATAACTCTTGTCCTATATTTTCTTCTGTTACACCTTCTGCGTTTTGGTCAAATACCTCTTGTTTTTCATTTCCTCTACCATCACCTAAGGTTACAGTAATTACACCATTCTCTCTTGTGAAATTAACAGGACGCCATACTCCTTTTTCTACATTCTCAAATGTTTTAACCACATCGGTGGATGTAGACTCAAATGCTGCTTTATTTCCTGACATTAAATTACTAACATTAGTCATGTGACCTAAAGTTGCTCTATCATCTTTCTTTTTATTAAGTTGAGCATTTGTTGGAGGACGTTGTTGTTGTGGTGCAAACTGTGACATTGGTTCTTGAGTTTTTTCTAATTGAGATTCGAACTTATTCGCCACTACCTCATAAGCAATTTCCATTTGCCTTTGACCATTTTCGGTACTAAAATCAGGAACTAACATACCACTGTTGGGTTGGTTGGGGTCTGGTACTAATAAAATAAGGTTAGCATCATTAGCCGCCGCCTCAGGGTCTCTAGTAAAACCCCATGATGTACCACTAGGATTTTCTTCTGTTATACTATCAGGATTAACTCCTGCCGTATCAGTTAAAATACTTCCTACTGCTGTAGGATTTACAAGTTGTGCGTTTACCACATCTCTCTTTATATTGTCCCACTCATTCATTCTTTCTATACTATCCTCTGTTTTGATGTTTTTCCTTTTATCCCAAATCACCTCTTTATATACGTCTGCAAAATTCTCTACCTCACCTGCTAAATTTTTCCCCAAATCTACTCTTTCAATAGTTTGGTTGAGTCTATTTTTTAATCCCTGAACAGTAGAAAAATCATTAGGGTTTTGACTTAAACCTGCGACATAAGGATTGTCAGTTGGGTGATATGGTTTAGAGGGGTCTTTTACTTGTTTTTTTCCTAAAGACACACTAAAGTTGGTAGGGTTTATATATAAACCATGAGAGTTGAAATTACCAAAAGACTCTAACTCCATCATCTGCCAATTTTGTTGTTCGGCTGCCGTGCCGTCTTGCATTTGATTCATTCTTTCTTCGTAATCTTCATTCCAACTTTTCATTATACCAAACACTTCTTCTGTTCCATCTAATATATTTTGTCGTTGTAGTGTGTAATCTCTTAAAGATAATTGTCCTGACTTAAGTAATCTGTCTTGCATAAGTAATGCTTTCTGTGCATCTACAGAATACCCCATTACCCAATCATTATATCCTGCATGTTCACCTTGGGGTGCATTGGCTAATGTTTCTCCTGCCTGTCTAGTTTGTTCATCAATGGCAGCGATTTTCTCTTCTCTAACTCGTCTTTCTTCACGCAACATGTCGGACATGTTCTTTCCGACTTCTGCCCAATTTATGTAACTCTCAGCACTCCTCTCGGCGTATTTATAATAAGTCATACTTTTTATTATTAATTATTAATCTCCCCAACCCTCGACATTATCGGTTATTTGATTATTATTTCCACTACCTGGACCCGTTACATTAACAGGGGTAGGAGTGGCATCTGCACCACCCTTACCAAATAATGGAGCTGCCTCTAGCCCTTGACTTGCAAGACTTGTTAAACCTTCAAAACCTTGTTGTATTGCGGCTGCCCTTGCTTTTTGTGCATCGGCTGCTGCTTGTTGAGCCCCTGCGGCTTCTTCTAAATCTATTTGGACTCCAACATCTCTTAATCTACTATCTTCTTTTGCAGACATTTTTTCTAAATCGGACAACTCTTTACTCATTCGTTTTGTAACATCTTGTTGAGCTTTTTGTTGAGATGCAAGAATTTTACCTGCACTTGCAGCTGCCCCTCTCTCTTCTCCTTCTACTGCTGCCTGTTGCAGTTGTGCTCCTTGAGATAGTAATGCCTCTCGTTCTAACTCATACGGTGTTAAGTCAACAGAAAGTGCATCATAAAAATTAACATCAAGTTTACCTCTTGCTTGGTCCATTGCTCTTTTGGCCTCCGACTCAGCTTTTTGTTGAAGTTTTTTTTGTTTGTTTGCCTGAATAAAAGAACCTGCCGTAGAAGCTGCCGTTGCCGCCACACTTGCCACTGTCAATGCTGTACTTGTTGCTATAGCCATATTATAAAACTTTTATCATCTCTTTATTATACACATCTCCCTTTTCATATCCTACCTTTTCATAACACTTAATTAGTCTATCATGCTTTATCAAAGCATAACTATATTTATTCCCTAAATTTTTACATACATTTGTTAAAGTTTCTATTAACAAATTTATAGCATCTTTTCGTTCAGGGGTTTTTCTATAATTACGATTAGAAATAATCCAATCTACCCAAGCTACTTTAGAGTTTGTATTATAAACAAATCCTGCACATACAGGAATATCTTTATCGTATACCATAATTCCCCCCTTACCATTATCAGGTAAAAAATCCTTAACAGGAGGTGTCCACCCCCAATCTTTCCACCAATCTATTAACACCTCTTCGTAGTCTGTACTTTTTAATGGTTTTATATTAAATGTCATTTCCCTACAAAGATAGTAATTTTATGGATAACTTTTCATTACATCGCTTTGAACTGCAAACAATTCACTTGGGGAACTAGAGAAATCTAGTATTGTAAACTCTAAATAATGACCTACTAATCCTGTGGAATTAGCTTGATTGTTTTTAGCGTAATACAAGTCCCCCGACATTGCTTGACTAGTTGCAGGGACGGCTGTTGCACCTAAAACGGTATTATCTACTACAATAGCATCACAGAAGTTGTAAAACTCAGGTTGATTTTGACTAAATACCGCCGAACCACCTTCTATATCTACAGGATTTACCTTGTTATGTAGGGCTGTTACTGTTCCTATAAAATACTCTACTCCACCTATACTACTTTTTACAAATATAGAATCTCCCACTGAAACATTTCCATACACAGGGGGTGCTTGAACATAAGAAACATAACCCTCAGCTTGATTACCTCTACCAGATAGAGTTGGGCGTGCAAGGGCAATAATTACACCTGTAGGTATAGTCGTGTCCCAATTATTAGGAAGACCCGCTCCCGGTAAAAACAGCACGTTAATAATTCCTTGAGTTGTTCTAATGTCTTGGTCCATACTTGAGGCACTAGCATTGTTGTAACGAAGATAAGCATACCAAACTCCCTCTTTTAATTCAAACCAATCTGGGTTAATAGAAGCACTAACAGTCGTTTGTGACGGAGTGCCTGTACCACCCCCCATAGTATCTGTAGCTGCAGATAGCACAAACCAAGCTTGGTTACTTTGAAAAGCTATCGTTTTAAATATTTTGTTTTCTAAAACCTCATCGTTAACTACACTAGTAACTATACTCCAATCTTGAGTACCATAATAATTATTTCGCGTATTGTTAGTGTTATGACGATATAAATCTCCACCTTTCCAAGTGTATAAATAATTATTCATGCCTTTTATCCAATCAGGATAATAAGTGTAGTAAGAAGGCCAACCTGTTGCCGACTCACTGTGGGTTAATGTATAATTTGCGTCAAATGCCATATTTTTTTTATTTTAACAGTTTCCTGCACTGACAACAACATTGTCAATTATTTCTATATATTTATCTATACCACCTTCAGGATATTTATAAAAACCATCGAAGGTAACATTCCCTTGCCCATACGGTCCGTTAGGACCTTGAAACATTAAATCATTAATTCCAGGAGAACCGTAAGTCCCCTCATTCCAATTTACCATACAATTTGTTCCTCCTCCAAATGTTCCTATGGGTGCGTTATAAAGAGTTCCTGTATTTGATGTGTCGTTACAAGCGTCTGTAAAGTTTGTAGCTGCATATCCTGTAAAGCTTATTCCTGTCAATAAAGTTGGACAGGTTATCTTTGCATCCCAACCCGTATTATCACAACACCCAAAAACATCTACTACCACTTCATCAGCTGAGGCAGTTAGTATAGGAACAACTACACCACACATAGTAGGACAAAGAGGAGTTAGTTTATTCATCGAAGCCCCCACAAACCATGAAGTGGTTTCTGTGCTTAATTGAAAACTATTAGTGGCATTATCATAAACCCTAACCTCACCCATGCCTCCAGGACCATATTGGCCACCACAATCAGGTGCAGGACAAGTAGAATTTGCCGCAGGAGGTGCAGCCTGTAATCCTACAGGAAGCAAACCAGGAGCTCCATCACACCCCGACTGACCTGTTGTACCCACAAACATAATTTCTCCTGAACCTATTACGGGAGTATTATAATCCCATAACTTTCCATACCTTGCACTTGAATAATAATTATAAACCGTACTTTGATAAGTCACTCTAATACCATCAGGTAAATTAGCGGGGTTAAAATAAACCATCATTGCCCCCACATCTCCTCCTGTGGAAAACTGCATTCTATAGTTTCCAGGTGCATTGTCTTCATCTACATTAATATCTGAACCACAAGGTATATAACACGAGGGACATGGAGTCACACTTCCCAAGACACACGAAGCATCTAAATATCTTACATTTGTTCCGTCAGAATAATATCCTTCAGGAGCACATGTTGTTAATTGAGGGTTTGTCCAAACACCTGTGGCTTGAAAAAAATTGTTTCCGTCTATATAATAACTTCCAAAAGTTGGCATAATTTAAATTTTTAAGGTTAAGTACAATTACATTGTATTACTAGTTGTTCTACAACAGTGCTCGGGTCTTGAATTACAGGAATATTGCCTGATTGCACACAAATTTCTATATTAAGCCCTTCATATAATATTTCTAACTCAGACGTTCCTGAACAACTAGTGTAAGTAACATTCGTTGTAGGTCCTGCAATCCAATTTATTCTATATTTCGTACATTGTCCTGCCACACAATTACAATTACAACACACTTCAAATAATACCGTATCATGACACAAAGATATTTCCTGTGAACTTCGGTAATCATATATCAAATATAAATACTGTAAATTGTTAGTAGGCATTGTAAATGTTCCCGAGTATTGTCCAGGAGCTAAAGTGGAGTCAATGGTTAATGGTTGACTTACATCTGCCTCTACAATCGCCATTAAGGCGTTTATATCTGTTGTATTATTATCATATAACGTAGCACTTCTCAACCAATAGTATTTATCTGCAGATGGGTCAAAAACAAAATCATCTGAACCAATTACTCTTGTATATAACCCCACTGTTGAACCGTTTAATGGTATACCACCGAAACCTTGAGGCCCTGTAGTTACATCATATTGAGAAACAACAGGAGATGGTCCAGGACCAAATGTGACAGGAGGTGTAGAACTTGCAGGTAACCACACTGATGTAAACGCTCCACTGTTCCATCGTGTTTGATTATGAATAGTTGAACCCATTTCTCCAGGGTTAGTTAAACATACTTGAATAACAGTTATTTCTGTAGGAACAGGACAAGCTACATACCACTCCATTACTCCCCCTAATCCACCAACTTCCGAACCACTTATAACGATGGTTAATAAAGAAGGATTAACTAATGTTTTGTCAAAACTAAAGGTATATTGACTACCCGCTATAGCATTAAGTTCTGACCCCGTAGCGACGAGTGTATTGTTCCAATAGGCATTATAACCAAAGTTCATTATAGGAGAAATAACAGTAAAATTAACTGTTACCTCACCAATCGTTGTTCCTAACTCAAAATTTAAAGTTACAGGAGAAACTAAACTTAAATCAATTCCCCTTAACGTGTCACATTCAAAACACTCTCCTTCTATTGGTATTCCTCTATTGTTAGAAGATAAAACAAATTCATTCATATAAGGGTCAAAACCTCCTAGTTTTTGAGTGTTTGCGTGTCCGTCATCTATAAACAAATCTCTAAACCATGAACGCATATTGTGGTCTGATATAATAGTAAGTTTTTCATTTTGCCCTCCTCCTTTTAACTGAATTACCGCTCCTCTCTTAGCATCCGTAAAGTATTTATCATATCCATAAACACAAAAACTTTCAGGATTTTGACTAATACCATATTCTTCTTCTCTAGCAATTTGTGTTCCTAAAACTTCAGGAACAGATGTTACTGCACCTCCCGCTGCCGCATCAGACAATAGATTTTTACCTGCCAAAACATAAGATATTTTATCTTCTTGAAGCACTAAAACATCTGTCTTTCTACCCGACAATATAAATATAGGTCCAAAAGAATCTTCTAGGGGTTTAAAGTTTAACAATCCTAAATTAAACTCGTTTAGTTTATTAACATTACTTTCATCGTTTATAACACCACTATATGTAATGTCGGCAAATCTGTCAGCTTCACCATAATCTTGTGAGGAAGTGGAGGTAACTCTATTCCCTAGATTAAAAGTTCTCGCTGTTATAGAATCTCTTATTTTATAACTTTCCGCCCCATTACCAAATGAATAACAATTAAAGAAATCTAAATCAATTATTCCCGTAACTCCTGTGGTAATGTCTTGACTTACGTTATTGGGGAATCGGGCTAAATTTCCTAAATGTGAACCATCACTTCTGTCAATACCGTAAGATGTTCCATTTTCATACCAAACATCAGGTAAAGCATCTGTGGGTTGTGTTTCAAAAGTTAATGCATCTCCCGCTAAATATATTTCAAAAGTAACTTTCACAGTCGACCTCTTGTTTTTCGACAACCCCGCACCACTACATTTTTTTGTTCCTGTTATACCAAAGTATAAAGGGTCAGTGGGACTAGCTTTATAAAACCTCATATAATTGGTGCAACCTTCACAAGGTATTGAAGCACTCGTAAAAGGAAGTCCCGTTCCTGCATCTAAAAACAAATTAGATATAGGACAATTTTCGGCAGGACACCCTAAGTCTACAGTAGTAAAATTATCTTGTCCATTTACCTGAGATGCGATATTATCTCCCATCCACCAATCATATACACTATTATAATTATCGTTTACAACAAATGTTTTATCTAAAGTTGCTTCTCTTTTTTCACATGAACATCCACTACCACCTGAACCTCCTGTTCTTTTCCATATAAATCTTATTCTTATGGAACTACCTAAAGGTATAGGAATATCTACCCAAGTTCCACCATCATCATAAGAAAATCCTTCAGCTACCGTACTTCCCCACATCCATCCATCAGGATATTGAGATATATAAGCACAATCAGTGGGGCTACCTGAAGACCCTCCTTGAGTATCACTTTCTTGCCCTGGTAGTAAGATATTGTTTTGAGGTGTTTGAATATTAAAATCTTTTGCCTTTATCTTCATATATACTCCTGCGGGAACAGGTATTTGGGTTACCCCATCGTCTTCATAGATAGTAATAAAGTTGTTTTCTTGTGCCTTTTTTTCTAAAACAGTAACCTCAATACACTGATTAATAGGTCCGTCTGCATCTGTTTTTACCGTTAATCTATCTCCCTCCTGTACTTTTCTAGCATTTTCTCCATCTAATAATATATAATCAGAATCAGTTGCAGGGTCAGAATAAACCACTAAACTATAGATAGTATCATAATTTTCTTTATCAGGTTTTACTACAAATTTATATCGATGAGCCCAAATAGGTGCAACCTGAGTGTCAGGTATTTCAACTCTAATGTTATTTTTTAAATCTGAGGCAGCACACGGAACATGAATAGTGTTAGTATCACTTACAAGAGCTGTAGTACTTCTATTAAATTCATCCATATAAACAATTCCCACTTCATATCCTCTATCACTATGTAAACTTGGAGGAATACCCCCTTCGGCATAATCAACAGCCGAACTAGTAATAGAAAAGTATTCCCACACATTAGCGGATGTATTTGGATTATTTACATCTCCCACATATAAAACTGCAGGAAACAAAAAGGTTAACTGATTAACATTGGCGGGATAAGCATTCATAAATATACCTTGAGAAAACGGAGGTACAGTAGGAACAGAGTTTATTGCACCTGCATACTTTGTTACACTATTATCAGGCACACAGTTGGGTGTGGTACATGTAGCATTTAAAGCCGCCGAAGCTGCACAGTAGAACTCATCTGTAAAAGTTGTAAAACTACAAGAAGTGGGGTCAGTAGCACTATAAACGGGGGCTAAATTTTCTACTTTTTCCACAAAATCGGGAAAGATTCCTAGTTCATAAGCATTCGCAAAATCTTGAGGTAAAACATAAAGAAAAGTAACAGTAAAAGGTATTTGAGGTAGAGCGGTAACTGTATTACTCGTAAAAGAATCATGTTGGAAAGTTAGATTAAACTCTAAAACAGAACCCGCCGTCATTGGTCCTGGTAAATCTGAAAAGTCTACTGCAAGACCAATATTTGAAACAATATTAGCCGGTTCTCCAGGAAGATTATAAGTAGTAAGACTCGTGCTTGTGGTTAAACTATAAAACCCTAAGTTCTGTGACCTTAATATAGCTTGATAATCCAACCTTAGGGCTTGTCCTGTGTTATCAATCAAATCATATCCTTCCACATAATTACCATACATTAATCTATTTCCCATTAAAGTTTGAGCTTTTGCAAATCTAGGGACGTTATCATATAATCTTAAAATTTCTGCTTCAGGTAGTACGGTGAAAATTTTACTATTGTTAAAAGCAAATGTGACATCTTGATTATCACCATAACCCATTTCTGCTTTGTTTATTTTTTCAATAACTTTAATCGTGCTGTTATCGGCATCTTTAAACAATAAATCAATAGCTACTACCAATGGTCCTCCTGTGTTAAAAGTTATGTCTGCCTGATTGTGTATGTTTACCATCCCCTCGTTTAAAAAACTATTAGGACTAAATAAAAATAAATTAGGAAGAAAAGCGGGAGAACTGAACTGTGAGGTTGCTGAATACTCCCCGTCTTCATATTTATACCTATATGCAAAACACAAGAATCTGTCCTCCATATAATTTTGGTCACCTCCCGTATCATCTGTAATTACAATAGGAGATTGTGCAGGTGGTTTTTTAATAACCATAATAGATTCTGCAGTAAATTGGTCTACATATCCAGCATTAGGGGGAGAATACCCTTTATCTACATTTATTCTTCTAGGAGGGTTGTAATCATCTGTCCAAAACAACATTTGTCTTGGCCCACAATCTATTGAACCTCCTCCTAAACTCACCATATCTACACCTGTTATTGTATATTGAGGGTTGAAATTAAGTGTAGAACGAGCTCCTGTGCCATCATCAACACTAACAAGGTGATACGCTACTGTTCCTGAAGGTGTGTGATAAGAAACAACTAAATCTAAAACACCTGTAGTACTAAAAGAAAAACTTGGGTCATGAACAAACCAATACATAGTTTCTCTACCTCCATCTTCATAAGCCCCAATACACACTGCGTCATTACTTAAATAATTAGGGATAGTGGCTGTTCTTATTTCATAAGAATTTCCTAATGTTCCTGTTCCAAATATTGATGAACTTAAGGGTGCTTCTGTGTCAGTTACAGTCCCGTCTACAGTAGCAGATTGTCCTGTAGTCGTGTTAGTTGCAATTTGACCTAAACCACTTTGCACTGTGTCGGCAATAAAAGTTGCAGTATTATCATAGACAATATCTCCTGCCACACTTTCTCCTGTAGTTACTCCTGAAGCTAAAAGTGTACCTTCGGTTGAACCATAAGACAATGAGGTAAGTTTAGAATTTCCTTTAGAGTTTTCTAATGAACCTATTTCAGACAACTCAGTTGAACCCAATCTAACATTTATAGCAGAAATATATTCCCCATTAGGAATAAGGCGTTGGTCTACCACCCTATTCATAATTCCTTTTGTAAAATTTCGTGTTAGTTTAGGCATTTTATTTTATCCATTTATCTCGCCCTCTTAAATTCATAAGAAGTCTTCCTGGATGTATATTGCTAATTCTAATTTTAGCATTTCGTAGTAAAGCTGTCTTATCTTTTCGGGCTCTATTTATCATATATTCTTGCACTCCAAATTTATTGTTTAAAAGCGCGTATTTTATATAAGCATATATATAATCTTCAAATAATTTATTTACACTTATTTCATCGTTATTACCTCCCTCCATTCCGTCTGAAACATATTCTAATACACATAATTCATTAGCCATAGTAGAATCAAAGTTAATTACCCCTCCTTTTTTATCAATTCTAAAAGTAGGATTTATATTAGCCGTTTCTGTGTTTAATCCATATCTTGCCCCTATCGAGTAATCAAAATACCATCCCCCATTGTAATTATAACCTTCCGCTCCATTAAAAGGATTATTTTTATTTAGGTATATACTTTTTTTTGTTCCTTTAATTCTTTCAATGTCTAGTTGGGAAAACTGAGGACTTAAAGCATTTCCATCTTGGTCAAACAATATGTTCTCATTATTATCTTGTAGATATGTTAATGCCGAATTTACCTGAATATTTTCAGTTAAAGGTCGTAAACATCCATCTTTATACATAGATATTCTTACCCAATTTACATAATCTGAGGGCAATATAAACCTACAATCACTTGGAACAGGAAGTTCTAATACTTTAATTTCCTTAAAAGCATCGTAGTTTAATTCCTGTATTCCTCTTTTGGCATGGAATAATATCTTGTACCTTGAAGTGTTGTTTATCATAGATTGATTACCACTATACATTAAAGAAAAATTATTTACTATTTCTTTTAATGTAACATACTGATATGAACCCCAATTTGCATCTTCAGGGATGTTATTATTATTAGTGTAATATGTAAATTGCGATATATATGCCATTATTTTTCACTTTGTTCTGTTTGATTTTCTTGGGTTTGCCCAAACTTATATACTTCTAATTCTCTTATAGACACTCCTGCGTATTGTAAAATACGAGTTACTAAATCTTGATAGTCAGATTCAGGTAGTTCAAAATCTTGATAGTCGGTAGCTGTTTCATCAAAAACAGGTTCACCATTAGTAAGAGTGTTCCATGTCCATTGTGGTGCTAAAGGATATCTTACATATCTACACATAGGTCCTGCGCTTGTTTGAAAAACTTCTTGAGGATAACAACTAACGTAAGAACCATCATTGTTTTGAAAATTTACACCAACACCGTTTGTATTTTGAATTACCTTTCCTGTTTCCTGTCCAATAGTATAAATAGGAAAAGAACATGTAGGACTAGTTAAATTAGACCTTAACATTCTTGTTAATTTACTTGGTGTAACTTTATCTAATTCGGCAGACGAATTTGCCTTTACTACACGATAATGAAAAGTACCATTAAACTCATCCCAATTAACACCAAGTTGTGTTGCACTATTTACAGATGTTATGTTGTATAAACCTATATTATTTAATTCATCTGTTCTATAAACATAATCTCCCACCTGAACACCTGCACTAATAAAATCTGCGGTAGCATCGTTTAAAGTGTACTCATCTCCATCTTCACATGTACCTGAAGCTAAAGTAGTACAATAGTGGTATAACTCTAAAAGAAGATAATAATTATTAGGTAACCTCCACCTATTGGTAAGGGGTTGCACTTGTGGGTTTGCAAAATTTGTTACAGGAAGTAAGGGAACTGTTTCAGTAAACATGTCTAAAACCTCCTCTAACCCCTCTTTTAAATTGGCATAACCCGTTCCTGATTGCCGAGCGTTTTCTTTGTTTATTTGATAATTATATTGATAAAAATAATCTTCAAAAACATCTAACTGAGCTTGATATGCAAATAGGTTAAAATCTGCAGGTGGTATATACCCATAGTTATTCTTATTAAGAAATGCTAATACCGATTGTCTTGCTTCGTTTATCATACCTACAAAGATAATAAAAAAAAAGAGGGCATTTGAAATTTGCCCCCTTTCCTTGTCGAGTAACGATATTTTTTAACTCCAAGTAAATGTACCTGCCCACTGAACACCTTGTGTCCCTGAGGACTCTACAATAGGAACTTGTACTGCTATGTTGTCCCACTTTGAGGCATACGCTTCTTCGGCAGCTTGCTTAATTGTAGCATACCAATTATCATCCGTAACTGTATCACCGGGGTCAATAGCCAACTTCTCATTAGTAGATGATAGTTTTTTATAATGAAAAGTAACTTCACCATTAGAAGCATTTCCTCTCATCATTGTTAAATTATCTACTCTTGTTAAGTTGTATCCATGTTGTCCTGCATCCGAAAGTATGAAAAAATCATCTCCCGCTATAACACCACCTATCCAATCAATACTAACAGAAGTATCACTATTAATTGCTGTAATTAAATAATTTCTATTAGTAGTAGTGTTGCATACCATATCTCCTACAGAAACATTACTTTTAAATGATGCAGTAGATAAATCACATTTGTAAATATCTGCCGCAGCCACAATAGAGTATGCCGTACCTGATGCCGATAAACCACCTGTTCCTGTTGCAGGTAAACCTGGACCTGTAACACTTAATACTGTATCACTATCTACCGCAGTTACTTTTGCAGACATTCTATTAAGATATGCCCCTGCTGTAGTTGTAATAATTGCATAATCACCAACACTTACCGTAGTAAGAAAGTTTTGTCCACTTTGGGTTAATTTACCCTCAGTAGCCGCATCTGTTGTACCTGAGTCTGCCACTGCCGTATTCGTTGCCGTAGAACTCGCGTACATAGGTGTTGGTATTTTTATATACTTTGCCATATTTACGCAATCGCTATAGCAGATACCGCAACAACTGTTCCATCTGATAAAATGGGAGAACTAAAATCGAATACTACATTAGTCCATGAAGTTGCCAAAGCACTTGTCATTTGGTTATTAATTGAATCACGCATTAAATAATCTTGTGCCGCCAAATTAGTGTGAGTAAGTGTGGCTGTATTTGCGCTATTGTAAGTGATTAATGTAGTCGTGTCGTCCACTCTTGTAACTGCAATTACATCTGAAACACTTAACAAAAAATCTGACTGTCCCGTAACGGGTATTTCTAAAAATTTGTCCATTGTAAAAAAAATTAATGGGTTAATACTTTTACAAAGATAATAAAAAAATACCTACACTAATTCAAGTTTTTTCTCAAGCATCTCTAAAACCTCAACTCCTTCATCTGATTGAAGAAATGAAGATATAACATACAATGGGTCTTCACCAAAAGGAATTGCCACCATTCGTTTTTTATTAGCTTTCAAATTGAAGTACACATCCTTTTTTTGATTTTTAAAAATAATCAACTTACTATCTAAAAACTTTTGAACTGTGGATTGTAATTGTAACCCAGGGTCATTTAATGCATTTAAAAAGTCCGCAGGATTATTTCTTGCATACACCAACATGTCACGTTTAAGTTCAGCAGTAGTATATTTATCAGTGTTCATACTAAAGAGTACTCTACATAAGTTTTCAACTTGTTCTATACTTAAAGACCTTGCTTCTACCAATGCGTCTACCTCCATGTTTAAATACTCTACATCGTCCTTGGCATCTCTTTCTAGATTCACCTCTTCAAATTTTAATCCATTTTGTGGATGAAGTGATAAAAACTCTTGAAGTAACTGATTTTTTTTGTCTACCACTAAAAAACCGTCTTCAAAAATAATAGGTTCTAAAATAGCGTTACCATCTTGTTCATCTTCAAAAACTGATTTTTGGTTTCTAGCATATCTTAAGGCGCGATTTTCACCTGTGTTTTCATCGAACCATAATAAAGGATATCTTTTTGTGTGTCTAGATGCTAGCATGAAAGTTAAAGGAGCTGCATCTCTTTTGAGTTTGTATGTTTTAGAAACATACTTTTGATTTTTTTTTGCCATCTGATTTAATTTTATATAATTTTAAAAAAAGAAAAAGGGGAGATTTAACTCCCCTATTTCTAAACAATTCTACTCTTGGAATAAGAAGAAGTTATTTGCACCTAAAGTACAAACACATCTTTCTGACAAGAAGTTAACTTGCATCGCATCTAAATCCGATGTTCGCGCTCCTCCTGCAGAACCCGTAATCCATGTTTTGTATCGTCTATCTTCACTTTGTGAAGCACGATATCTAACATGTAAAAACGGTCTTTTTGCATTTTTACCAAGAATTTGGTCATAAACAGATGTAGAACCCGCAGGTACTAATAATCCATTTACTCTACCTGAACTTGCACCTGTTGGTAAACCACCTCTCATAGTTGGGTCATTTAGGTATTTCCAATCAGTTTTATAGAAGTCGTAACCTCTACGGAATCCTGTAAATCCTAAATTAAGTGCCATTTCTTCGTCATTGTCAAACAATCCGTAAGAAGTACCACCTGCACCATAAGAGTTTTGTGCAGCCAACATATCATCGATATCAAAACCGAAATCTCTATCAACGAAAACCACGTTTTCTTCAATAGCTCCTTGTTTGTCTAATCTTGATATAACTGCATCCCAATCTGCTAAAGCTGTTGGGTTACCACCACTCCAAACATTACCTCTTTGGCCAACAACGTAGAAGATACCTTCTGAACCTTTGTTACCCACATTAGTAGCACTTGTTAGTGCTGCAACACCTGAACCTCCCTCTGCAGGGACAGCTTCAATCATTGCTGTTTCTAGATAATCATCAAATCTTAATCTAGTTTCGTGTTCTGATTTTAGATACCATAAGTATCCTGTACCGCCATCCTCAGTAGATATTTCTACCCAACCGATTTGTGCCATATCTGAACCTGAAACTTCGTATAAATCTCTAATAATAATTGGAGAGTTGTTAAAGAAAACATCATCTGCTTCTAAAGATTCTGTCATCCCTGTTGTGCCTTTTCTAAATTCTGAACCGTAAATAAATACAGTTAAGACTGCAGTGTTTCCAAACACTTGACCACCACCTTCGTAGTAAGCAACATCAAATGTTCCCGCTGCATAATCCACTCCTGTCACCAAACCTTTGTTAAAACCACCTCCTGCATTATCAGAAATAAATACAGTCTGTCCTTGTCTAACAGCAATTTGACCACTACCTGGAACTAATGCATCATTCACAGTTATTGTTGCAGCGTCTTGGGCTGCCGCTTGGTTACTTGCACAGTTAACATATTTGGTATGTAATCTACCTTGTTCAGCCCATGTTACTTGGTCTGACATCGAAGGCATCTCAGCTCCCACCAATCTTAGGAATGCTGATACAGTACGGTTTCCGTACCTTTCGAACTCTTTTTCATAAGTATCAGGTAGATACTGATTTAAAAAGTCGAAGTTTGTAATGTAATTTTGGCTCGTGGCAACTCGTTCAGCACTTGGCTGTAAGTCAAAACCAGGAGTCCCTAATACTTGTCCTGCCATTTTTTAAACTTTTTTAATTTTTAACTTTTTTTAATACTCTTAATTTTTAAACCCCTACCTGAACTATCCGATAAAGATTTAACACGCAATCCTCCTTTTGTAGCTACTTCGGGTGCTTTTCGTTCAGACATATTTATATTTTTAGTCTTACGCATAACATCCTCTGTTGCATGTGATTTGCCTTGTTCATAAAAGAACCTAGCAAATTTATCAGGATTCATTGCAACTGCTAACGCCTTGTGATATCCTGGAGCATCTTTTACCAAACCCTTATCATCTAAAAATCTATTTACAAAATTCATAGGTGTAGAGTGGGCTTTTTTCAACTCCATTCTATCTACAGGAGAATAAACTAATTCTGTGTCACCGACAGTGAACTCAAAACCTTTGAACTCTTGGTGTAATACTTCATCAGTTTTTTTAGTAAAATATTCGCGTTTACGATTATTTTCCTCCTCAATGCTTTTAGCATCCTTAACATATTGCCTATACTGTGTAAATTCTTCTTGTTCATTAGAACTAAGCACATTTTCCTTCGACTCGACAGGACGCTTATATTGTTCTTTCTGTTCATTAAAGAACTTTTTTGCACGAGCAATAAGTTTTTTCTTTTCCCTTTTTCTTTCTTTAATTACCGATGGTTCATCCATGTCTTCTTCATACTTGAACTCATCTATCATGTCTTTTATATCTTCTTCATCCAAACCATCTTCGGTAGCTGTAAGATATTCTTTTAAAAGTTGATTGGACGAAAGTTTATCAAAGTCTTTGTTAAGTTTAACATAATCATCAAAACCTCGTCCTGTTTCTTTCTTATACTTTAAATAAGCAGCCACATCTTCAGGCAACTCCTCATTTTTTTCTTTTTCAGCAAATAATTCATCTACTGAAGATATCTCCTTATTATACCTTTTATTAATATGTGAAAGAACATCTTCTTCAGTTAACTCTACTTCTGGCGTTTTTTCTAAAGGTTGTTGACTTTCTTCAGAAGTAGTTTCAACTGTTTCTTTTTTTTCGGTTACGGGAGATTCTTCCTTTTTAACCTCTTCTCCTTTTTGTTTCTCCTCATGTTTATCAAGGAGTTCTTGTTCTAATTGTTGTGATGATTTTTCTGCACTATCATCAAGAGCTCTTACTTTTATTTCCATTACATTATATTTTTATACAAAGTTAATAATTTTTTTAATACAAATTTAGACACTACCTAGGAGAAAACTCTGCTAAGTCAAAACCATCTAAACTATCTTCATTAGACTCAAAGTTTTGAGGTGGTAAATTGTTTTTTCTTTGATTTATCAATTTACTTTGTTGAGTATTTTGTTGACTAATTCTTTCTTTTTTAGCTTCTTCTCTTTCAGTTTCTCTTTGTTGTAAACCTTGTTCCGATATACCTCTCAGTTGTTGGTTAAACCCAAACTCTTTATCCATTAATTGAGCTTTAAGTTCCGCCTCTTTAGTCATCTTTTCTATTTCAAATGCAATTTCAGTTTGTTTTAATTGCATTTTTGCCTGATTTTCCGCCTGTAGTTTTTGCATAGCCATCTCTGCAGCCATTTGTTGTGATTGTTGTTGCGCTTGTTGTTGTTGTTGTTGTTTTTGCATTTCAAAGTTTCTGTCTGACTCTTGTTTTTTACTTCTTTTTAACTTAAGCAACTGATTAGCTAATTTTAAATTTCTTAATTCTCTAATTTCAATAGCATCTTCTAAATTAATATCTTGTTTTTGAAGAGCCATTTGAATGTTTTGTTCTAATTGTTGTTTTTCTTCTTCGTCAGGTGCAACTTCAATAAAAATACCAAAGTCATAAAGATATAATTCCTTGGTGTCATTTAATATAGAAACATTATATTTTCCTATTTGATTAACAAATACTTCTTTAAAATCTGCAAACTGCAAAATATCTGCCACTCTATATGAAAGGGCTTCCGCTAAACTTCTATATATAAACAAACTACCATCTAAAATATGTCTAGTCGCAGTATTAGAATTTAAAGCCGCCAATTTTTGAACACCCACCAATGAGTTAGGGTCAGGTGTTGAACCATCTCTAGCTTCATTTAAACCCGTGCAAGAACGAATCATGTCTAAATAATGATTATAGTTTGCAATTAACATTTGTGTTTTTCCTGCCCCCGTTGTTCCATTAAGTTGAGTAATTGGCACTTTGCCTTGATTATAATCTCCCTCTTGAGTATAACTTCTACCTATTACACTACCTGTTTGAAAGTATAATCTTAATGCATCTTCAGGATTATAAGCGTTTCCTGTACCCAAATCAACTTCATTAAGTCCGTCTGCATCAATAAAAACTCCGTCAGGAACAGTTCTAGAAATAACTTGTTGTAACTTTAAGTGAGTAATTTGAATTAAATCTGCAAAAGGTATCATTCGTCTTACCAATGATTCAATTACTCCTTTATACATTCTTGGTGCTACTGCCACATAATTAGGAATAGCATATTGATTAGCCGATTTAGGTCTTACCATATTTTCTGCCAACTCCCATTTTAACAAAATATTTGTTCCCATTACCATTACTCCCTCATACCAAACATCAATAGTTTTAGAGATTTTTTCAAATTTACCTTCTTCCATCATTTCTTGAGGAGGGTTAAATTGGTCGTCTTTTTCTATCATCTTACTATTACCATTGTCAGTAACCTTCTTTTTGTAGACAAATGTTTTTGTAGTTTTATAATTAAAATACATTACTGTAGCCGTATCTCTATAAAAAATATCATTTTCATAGAATTGGGCGGTATTATAATAATTATACCAACTTTGGCTATATTTAGAAATCTCCTCTAAATCTTCATTAGTGAGGGAGGTGTCTATTTTTTTCAACTCAATAATAGGTAGGGTTTTAATTTCTCCCCAATAAAAACAATCTTTAAAATGAGGGTCTTCCGTATAACTATATACCACATTAGCGGGGTCAACATAACTCACCTTCACTCCTGAACCTGGCAAAAACTCGTGTTTAGCAATCCCAATACCCAACACCATTAAATCATAGTCAAATCTTTTTCTTAAATCATGATACTTATTGTTATCAAACAAAGTATCAATAGCTTCTTCTTGAGCAATTTCTATGGCAGGTTTATATTGAATCTGCATATATAAAGACAACTCTTCATCATTTTGAGGTAAATCGTTAGGATTCATTGTAAAAGGATTTACACCTCCTTCTTTTTTAATAATGTTTAGTACAGGTTTTGCCACCATTTGTCCCTGTATCATTTCTTGATACTTACTACGATTTGATTGGGACATGGCATCTTGAGCGTATGCATTTACTTTAAATAAACGGTCTGCCATTCCATTTACTACAATATCTACGAATTTAGGTATAATAGGTACAGGAGTCCAATCTAAATTAAGATAAGATAAATCTCCATCTACGGCTAATTCATTTTTATACTTTTGAATAGGTTGTTCCCCACGGGCATATAATCTTAATCTATTAAAATCTCTCCACTGATTATAATACCTGCATTGATTACCATCTTTTCTAAACCATTCGTATTGTATAGCTTGACCAATTTGAAGTCCAAATTCATCTGTTGCCTTTTCACTATCGGAAACAAATTGACTTGGAAATCCTTGTGATGCTATGTTTATTTTTATGTCTTTCATTTTATGAGCTCACTATAAATTCCTTTGTTGGTATACCTTGCAAAGTTAACACTTATTTTTGATTGTTTCTGTTCGGGCATATAAAGATGCTTTTGATTAGCCATAATTGCCAATCCTGAACTAATACTCGCATCAAATTTAGTTCTATTACTTATATCAAATCTTGCCCAATCTTCTAGGGTTCTATTAAACGGTAGAGTACCCATAACATCAGCATCTCTATATGTTCCTGTAAAATCTAATCCCACATGTTTTTCAATATAAGATTCAATGGCTGCAGCATGAGATTGTTTAACATCTTCAGAAGAATTGGGTATACCTCCTAATTCTTTTTCCGTTCTAGAAAGTTTAGTAAAATGTTTATCGGGACGATTTAAAGAAAATCCTCTGTATCCACGATTTTTAAAATGATATAAAAGACGAGGTTTATTGTTTTCAACTAAAATAGGCATACCATAAAAAACACACGCCATTAACACGTCTTCAAAAAACAACTCAGCTGTTTGGGGACGTGCCACATATTCTAAAAAAAACTCATTACTAGGGGCTTCATCCATGTTAAATTTAGTTAACCCATGTAATGCTCCATTCGAACCTCCCCCTCCCACTGTTCCTGAAATATCATAAGAATCACACCCAAACGCCCCTAAATGTTCATTGCAAGGAAATCTTATTCCCCTTTTTTCTATAAATTTGTTTTGGTAATTTTTATTGGGCATCCAACTTACTTTAAACCTACCTCTAGGATTGGGAGACCAAATAACCTTTGTATCTTTAGCCCCATTTGCCCATTGAAAAGAACCAACCGTTACATGGTGTTCCATTATTATAGAATCATTATAATCAATTTGCTGATAAATTTTAGTTAGATTAAATAAAGCGGACTTACTTTCATCTCTAAAAGCGTGTGACTCTGTTCTAGGAAATTGACGATAAAATTCATTAAGAGCATCTGCGTCATTTTTTAAAGATGCTACCTCTGCCTCCCAATAGTCTATTGCCCCATTTTTAATGTATTCATTGTCTACCCCTAAAATTTTATTTTCTGGATTCTTAAATACAGGCATTCCATATCTATCAATAAATCCCTCCATGTTCCATTCCATAGGAATAAATAAAGAATATAAACCCGATTTAGTTTGTCCGTTTTGATTTCTTTTTAAAACATTAGAATCTTCATATAGTTTTTTAAAATTATCACCCCCCTTATCTAAGGCATTAGATGTTGAACCCATCATACATTTACCAATAATTTTACTACCTAGTCTTAAACATGTTTTAGTAACCCTCCAATTATTTAATATATTATTTGGTCGCACCCATTTACCACTTTCATCATGAACCAATAATAATAATTTTTCTCCATCATAAGAGTTTTCGTCTGTGTTTTTCCAATCGATAGTTGTATCTAGTCCGTGCAATTCTTCTTCTTCAATTTCATACATATTCTTTTTAGTTATCTTAGATGCAGGAACTCTAAACGCTAATTCTGTTTTAGGTTTATCCATACCGTCTTGTATAGGTTTAAAAAAGAAAGGTAATCGAGAAGATATAGGAACTACTTTATCGGTAAACATTTTTTTAGCATCTGCACCCGTTTTAGATAATATACCCACCCTTGAATCTTTAGCTAATGTTCCTATATGAACACATTCAGAAGAACCCATATAAGAAAATCCTGAACGTCTAATTTTTAAATAAGTCATCCCAAAACAACGATTGTCCGCCTTACATGCCTCCCAAAAAATAAAAAATATCCGATTGGCTTCACGATAATCGGGATACCCCACATCTATATTTGTCCATTGTAAATACATGTAGTGAGAACCTGTTATATATGTGGGGACACCCTTGTTCATAAACCATGTGCCTTCTTCTCTTTTATCAAACTCTTTTTCGATATAATCCACCCATGACTGTTTAAATTCATTACTACGCGTGTTCCATTGAAAAATAGATTGTATTTTACTTAAAGGTTTAGGTAAGTCGTGTCTTTCCCAATACTGTTGTGATTTGTCAGTGTGTCTTGCAAGACACTCTTTAGGACTTAAGGGTAATCCTATTTTTAACCCCGCCACATTTATTATCTCTCCTACTCTTCCTGTTTTAGATATGTTTACAAAATCGTATTTTTCATTATACCCGTACTGCCAAGTTTTAGCTTTGTTTTTTTTAGCTAATACCTGTTTAGACACATAGTTATGCATTTTTGCATACAAACTATTTAGACCTTCTTTCGGCAAATCCTTGGTTGCTGTCAATACTTTTGGTTTTATTATTACTACTATCTAAATTTTCTTCCTCCACATCAATACGAGTTAAAATTTCAAACGCATCAAATATGGCTAATTTTTTTGTGGCTGCGGCATTTTTTAATCTATCCGCTGCAAGTTCATCTTCAGGGTCAGGTTTAATTATTTCTTCTTTAGCCACTTTTATTAATTGCCTAACCGCCTTCCTCCCCGCTTCTATAATCTGTATTTTTAATTCTTTTGAATCCATCTCTTTTTCTATTATATTTTTTTTTACTTTGGTGAACCATGGGTTTGGTAAGTTTTTTTATTTCCTTCCAATCCATTTTTCTCCATTCAAACTTGTCACTCATTTTTTTAAAAATAAAACTTGCACCAATCGTGAATTATTTTTCTCACCAAAATTATTATACAAATTTCTAGAGTGTTTTTCGTGAGAATCAAACACAACTAGTCTGTTATATTTCATGTAAATTCTTACAGACTTTTCTTCATCTTTATCATATAACACTGTTCCTGCATTTGCAGGATAATACTTATTTAAATATACTAAAACTGTTTTATCCCCCATCATTTCATCTGTATGAATATAATTCGGCTCAATTTGTTTAAAAGGTGATTGACGAATAAAATTATATGTCACTGTATAATCAGGAAACAGTGATAACACAAAATTCTCCACCTCATCATTTGCTCGTGGTTGTATTCCTTTAAAGTTTTCCACATCCACAAAAGGATTTTTTAAAGCATCTTGTACATACTTATCGGGATTTGCCAATATATCATCTAATACAAATAAAGTCATAATTTTATAGTAATTTGATGGTCATATATACGATACATTTTTTTCCCTTCCACCGTAAATTCATACTCACTATCTGGTTGAAAAGAAACTTTATCCCCCTCTTTTACTCCTTTGCTTTTTAAGTATTTATTAGGATATCTCATAATACCTACTAATGGTTCATGTTGTAAAGGTTTTTTTATAATACTATCTTCTACATCTACAGGTTCAACAAAACAATATCGATTTATTGCATTCCATTTGGTTTTCAAAAACCCATAATTATGTTTTTTATACATAAAAAACTGTTCTTCATCTACAAAAAATAAATCATCTTTTAAAAAACTTCTACCACTTCTTTGTCTGCCCCTCATGTCATGATAAAACTTAAAAACATTATGATGAACCAACAAAGTATCTCCTTTTTCTATATCTCCCTCATACCCTAATGGAACACTTATTACTTTTGCGTGTCTATTGGAAAACCTATGGTCTTCATCTGATGTACTTACAATAATTTCTTTACCTCCAATAACCTTAGAGTTGTCATACCTTTTGTTTAACAAAGGTGTAACAATAAAATAAAAAGGCGACTGCATTAGAAATTGATATTATATTCAGTTGCAATAGGCATGTTGTGATTAAAAGATTTCCACAAAATAATTTCATTATCTTGTTCTATCCAAATCTTTACCATATCCTTTTCTTGTTTTATTAAATGTATAGTGTAAGCTCCATTTAAAACAGGTTGACCTACAATATAATGCATAGAACTTGATTTATAATCAGGTCCTACAGAAATTTTTCTTATATCCATTGTTTTTCATTTTATTTTATTAATTATTTAGGTTTGTATTTCTGTAAACCTATATCTAAATCCAAACTCCCAATGCCCTCCTCCTCCTGTAACCTCTCCAAAAAAAGCCCACCTCATTCCAAAACTCGTATTTGTCATATCTAGTGTGTTGTTTTGGCTAGCATCATAACTATCATTATATCTCCATAAGGCATTTTGGGTGTTAGTCACAAGTTTGGAATAATTTACATTTTGAGCATTGGCATAGTAAAAATAAGAACCTCCACTCACTACTGTTCCATAAAAATAAGGAAAAAAAAACCCAAAGGAAAAACCTGTAAGTTGCCATGGAGTATCTTTATATATTGTTTTCCAATACCAAGTGTTTAAATCTATCACCCACATCCCCCCTGGTTTTGCGGGCAAAAAGGTTGTTACATCATTACCTCCTCCCGCAGGGTTATTAAGGTTTTCAATTTCCTCTCTAGGCATTATGTATTTAAAATCATACCACTCTCCATTCAGTAAGGGAGAAAGTGAGTCTATTGTAAAATTTTTAACAGGTCGATTAACTTCACTAACATCTGTCCCCACCATTATATCTGTTCCCTCCACAGGGTTTACAATCTCAAAAGACTCTATCTTTGCCATTTTAAATAATCTTATAAGTAATAGTAAAGTGTATATTTAAATTATCACCCCCTCCCGTTATATTGGTAGTTCTAAAACCCAATGGCCTCTCGTTGCCTACAGGTAAAATTTCTTGATTAGTAGGTGGACGATACCATAAAACTCTACCCACTGTTGAATTGAATAGGGCATGTGCTGTAATTGAACTATCTACAAAGCGCCCATCTCCCGCAATCCCACTTACCGATTGAATGTATCCAATAGTTAAAGTGGAAGTGGCACTTGTGGTAAATTGAGGCCCACTATAAGGGTTGTTATCTACTAGTATTTGAATAGGAAAAATTGCCTTACCTGAAGGGGCAGCTTCTATTAGGGTAATAGCATTTGTACTTGACAAAACCACATTAGCCCCACTTATAGAAATTCTTTGTGTTATATATGCTCCTTGGGCATACTCAGCTAATTGATTAACCGTAAAATTTTTAGTTTGATTAGGTGGAGTGGATTGAACATCTGTTCCAATTAACATATCTGTTCCCACAGGAATAGAGTTTACATCGTATGTACTTATCTTTCCCATGCATTATAATTTAACTTTCACATCTCCTCCTGTACGATAAAATTGACCTGCAACCAATCCTGCTGAACCTGCCGCGCCATCACTACCATATTCAGGTAAGATGACTATTGCACCCGTACTACCACCTCCCAACATTGATATTATTTGTTGAACACTAAAATTTTTAGTTATATTACTATCATTAATATCCGTACCTATAACTAAGTCCGTTAACGCAGGTGTAACTATTTGGTTGTATGTGCTGATTTTACCCATGGTTTATTCTTTTATTTCGGTAACCTCTCCTGTTTCCATATTAATACGAGAGTCTTTACCATATTTTTCTATTAGTTTATTTTCTTCTTTTGCAAACTCAGTTCTTAATCTAGCCATTCCCGCCAACAAACTTTGTTGTTGAATAACAGTATCTCCTAGTTTGATTTTTAAATCATTATGAGCTTTTAAACTTTCTTTAAGAGAGTTTAACTCTTCATTAGTTATTTTTTTTGTCATTATATTATATTTTAAATTATTCTACAAAGATAGTAAAATTTTACCATTTTACTTTATCCGCCCAATACGCTGCCGAACACTTTCCTTTTGCTATATTTTTACGATGTCTAGATTTAAAAGATTTTCTTTTCTTTTTCATTCTATCTGACTCTCCTTGTTTAGGTTTTCCCGCGGTACTTGCCCCTTGTTCCCCAAAACGAATAGTTTTTATTTTACCATCACAAACTGTAACTACTACATGAGATTTAGTAGGGTGATTGGGTGTTCTTTTAGGTTTGTTTAAACCTGATACTCCTGCATTTTTTAATGCCGCTTGTTTTTTGGCGCTTGTTATTTTCATCTTTTTTTCCTTTTTTTACGAACACAATTAGGAACTTTTTTTCCTTTTTTTATTTTTGTTCCGTAAGCAATAAAACCTTTCCAACAGGGGTTTTTCATTCTTTTTTTTCGTGCCATATTATTTTTTAATTTTTTCAAGTGAACGACCTCCAAAATACGCCCCCACTACAGAAATCATGACAAGCTGTAATAAATCTACCCATGAATTTTTGACTTCAAAGTTAATAAAACCCGCATCTATAAATATGAGTAAAACTGTAGAAACTAATAGAAACGCTAATGTAAGGGGTCTTACATTTTTACTTAACCACGAGTCGGATTGCATATCTGCCTTCCACCTTTCTGTCACATTTTTTTGCAACTCTACTTCTGATTCTAATAACATTTTTTTCATAGCATTTCGTAGTGCTATTTTTTCTTCTTTAGATGTAACCACTTCATCAATAATAGTAGATGCATCTCCAATTAGTGATTTTATAAATCCTTTTATCATACTTTTTTATATTTAGTTTTTCCATTAGAACCCTTATATGCCTCTAATAATTGACACCTATTTCCTTCAGGATTATAAGATATATGTATCCATGCAAAATCAAATTCATTTATCATTTGGTCGAACTCAACTCCTTCTTCTATAACATAATCCCATATAACCTTATTGTCTACCTTCCCTTCTTTGTTTCTGAATTTTAAATCTGCCGCTTGTCCTTTACAGTGTTGACTTGTAGCAACATAAACTCCATCTTTTATTTTATGAGCTCCACCAAGTGCTTTGTTTAATTCTTTTGACCTAAATCCTGAATTAATACCAATAGAACCTATGCCATCTCTTATAGGTTGTAATGTGTTTTCACACAATAACTTCATCTGTTCAATATGATGTTCTTCGGGAGAATTAGAGATTCCGTGACGCTTAGCCACATTAGATTTTAAAAACTCCGAAAGAGAAAAATTTTTCGACAACTTCATACTTACATAAATTTCTTTAATACTAATTCTTCTACTTTCTTTTTAGCTGCCTTTATACATAACTGAAAAGTTAAATCAGCTTCATATTTTTCCACCACCTTTTTATTATTAAAAATAATTAGGGTAGGAACAGAAAGTATTTTGTATTCTTTAGTTAAATTGGGACAGTCTTCTACATTTACTACATAAGACTTCACATCCTTAAATTCTTTTAAATCTATTTTATTGTCTTTGTTCCAATCTGCATAAAACTCAATTATTACAATATCTTCACTCAACACTTCCTCAAACTTATCCTCTTGGATATAATCTTGCCCTATACACAGGGTGGTAAAGAATAATAATAAATAAAATAAAACTCGCATTATTTTTGAATTACTTGATACAATCTTTCATCCATAACATCTATCTTGTTTTCTATAGCATCTAATGTTTCTTTGTTGGATAAAACTGTTTGTCGTATCAGTTCATTTTTCATGTTTATCTCATTAGCACTAGGATATCCATCGAACTTATTTACCTTAAGTTCTAATTCATTTACTTGTCCTACAAGATTATAATAAGTACCCACCAACCCTACTATCATTATTACAAAACTGATAATAAATTTTAAGTCAGTACTAACCTTTGTGTTTTCTCCTATTTGAGCCATTTCACTTTGCCATTTTGAATATATATACTTTCAGGTTTTCTTATAACCTGTCCTTTTAAATTATACATTAAAGAGCTAGTTTTAGAATCTTTAATTATTTCTATTATTTGAGTATTACACGGTAATCCTGTGTCACAATCAATATACTCTTCTATATACATCCATTCTGTTTCAATAATAGTGTCTATAACAAATATCTCTACATATTCTATCACATCTATAAACATCGTGTCTAATACATCTTCATATACATAAAGAGTATCAATTTCTTCAAAAACCTGGACTTCTATAATGGTATCGATTAACTCTACATAAACGGTGTCTGTTAAATTTATATATTCTATCACATCCACATACACGGTATCACATGGCACTATATCAATAGCACAACTTTCTAATGATGTAGGTTCAGCTCCATTTTCATCAGAAGCATCAACACAATCTTCCCAACCATCATTAAGCCAATTATTTGGAACACATCCATTTGGAGAATACTGTGTCCAATTTGATTCGTCATCACCACAATAAAAACCTCCCGTTTCAACACAGGATGCACAATTATTGTTGTACTCTTGTCCTTTTGCAAACCAACTTAATAAAACAAATAAAATAAATATATATTTTCTCATACTTAAAAGAATAAATAGTTAAACCCAAACTTTAACTCATATACAGGCTTCATCCAATACTTTTGATGAGTACCTTCTACAAATATCCCTAAGTGTTTTGTGATGCGAGAACCAAACACTATTCCTGAATCCCATTCTGCCCAATCATATTTTTCTCCACCATATTCAAAAGAATAATCATCTAGTCCATAATGCAAAGGTAGTAAATTATACCATATATGAATCCATAGTTTAGGAGTCCATTTATAGTATGAAACACCTAAAACGGCACTTATTTCGTTTTGTGTGCCTAATTTTTCTAATTCTTGTTCATTAAACGATGCAACAGCATCTCCAAAATAATGTTTATAAAACTCATCATTCGATGTTGCTAATAGTTCTTCCCCACTAAACCAATGCCATTGTCCATTTACAAACTCTCTACTATATCCAAAATCTGCCGCTAACTCTACAAAAGTGCTTTCTCCTGGAGTCCAAAAATCCTCAATAGGATTAACCCCATACACAGGGTGATTTCTTGCAATTACTCCTGCAGTAAAATCCCACGGGCCTTTAGTAAAACGCAATCTAGTGTCAAAAGAAGTGTATTCTAAATTTACCCTTTGGTTATCTTTGTATTGCAACTTAGTAACCGTGTTATTGCCGAGGTAACGTAACCAAAAATCTGCATTATTAAATGTTTCACCACGATTCCGTATAAAAGAATAATTAAGGAGATACTCCCAACCACTAGCATTCCCAACAGTAACATTGTCTGAAACAGTTCGTTCAGTACCGTAGTACCACGTTTTAACTTTATATTCATAATCAAATCTTGCTATTTTTCGGATTCCGAAAGTTAAATTATAATCGTAAGGATTAATTTCTGTAACATCTTCATAACCTCTATTTACTGCAATATAATTTTCTCTTTCAGACATAGATGTCCCCATAGAAAAAGAAGTATACACAGTAGAGTACTTAAAAAATTGCCCAAAAGACAATAAAGGAAATAAAAATAAAATTAATAATACTCTCATCTTCCTTGTCCACGATATTGTTTAATGTAATTTTTAGACCCCTTATTATACGATGTCCCGCTTTTTGCATGTCGATGATGCGACTTTTTTTTGGTGGGTGTAAAGGTCCATACTTTTTTTGCCATCTTTAATAATATATTTTATAGTCATGGGAACATCCCACGAACTAGTTGTTATCCATTTATTTACCATACTCCGTAACTTCGTGTAGGATTAAAATCTGTGTAGTTTTTAGGTAGCCATAGTTTTTTTACTTGGCAATTAACAACAGGGTCAGCGACAGCACCTGGACCTCCACTAGGAATTTCCAATGTATCTCCTCCTGCCGTTGTCACCATCCAATTTGCAAACTTATCCGACATTAATCCATCATAAAGCATACACGGTTCATTCATCGAACCATCATAAATTGCATATTTAATTCCTGTACCTATTGCAAAATCTATATTAAAAGGCGTTGATACAGGATTAGTACTTACTACCAGTGTAGATGCTGAAACCCCTAACACTGTTCCTGCCCCACGCTCCCATAAACCTACACTCTCAATAGCATAAACAATGTCACCAACTTTAACAGCCGTATCACTTTCAAAATTAACACCCGTATCGATTAATAATGTTTGCCCTACTGCTTGACCTGTAGGAAGTGTGCCATAAGGGGCAAGAGCTGGACTTACGGTAGTGGTAACCCCATTTAACATAAAAGCCCCTGGATTGGGAATATCTGCATAATCGGATACAAATATATTTAAATATCTTGTTCCTACTCCTAAATTTTTTTGATAAGCCATTTTTTTTTAAACTTTTTTAATTTTTTATTTTTACCAACTTCCCATAAATAATTGACAACCCGCAGCGTCAGGAACTCCCCCCGCGTTAACTAATGCTTCCCAATCAGTCGCAACCCCCTTATCAGTTGATGTTGCCACCCATTGTGATATTTGAAAAGGCCATATATTCGACACCCCTTGACCTTCTATGAAACTAAGTCCCGTTATCCACGTTGCTTGCACACCTGCACCAGTATAAACATCTGTGGAATCTCCTCCTGCATCTCGGAAGGTGATAGGTTTATCTGCATAGGTCCCAAGTCCTAATTCTCTTAAAGTTCGTGGAGTAACTATACAGGGTTTTGTAGGAGGTCGATAAATAGCATAGTCTGTACTCACAGCTTTACCCGTTACATAATTTGGGTAACTAACGATTGCATTCAATCCTAAATTCCCCGTGTCCGCTTTTTTGACATCGTTAATAGTTCTAGCTACTGCCCAACCCTGTCCTGTGGAGGGTTTTTTAATCAAAATAACACACCCCTCCGTCACCCCTAGAACTTTAAAGTTTACCGTTGAGTCATACAAAACAGTTGGGTCTCCCGAATCATCTGTGGTCTTTCCCTGATATATAAAATCAGAAGGACATGGTATAAGTGCATAATCACTAGGAGTGAGCCACATAGTACGAGTCGGTATTCCGTATATTTTTTGATAAGCCATTTATCTATTTATTATATGTTTTTCCTTTAGGTGACCACGCTCTTCTTATTACTCCATTACGACTTCTAGTTACCGCCACTCCTGCACGATTGTCCGTTACCACTGGACCTATAGACGATGTAGGGTTTTGCTCATTAGGAAGAGGGTCGTATTGTTTTTCTTTATTCTGGTAAGGAAAAAGTCTATTCAACTTATCCCTACGCTCACTACAGCCACAGTCTTTTTTACCCGTCACCAATTCCGTTGCACTTTCCACCACCTTTTTAATTCCTGTTGCTTTAGTGAACTTTTCAATACTATCTCCTAATCCACGCGATTCTGCCATTTATTTACATTTGCATTGGGGTTTGTCACATTTAATTTTAAATAAACATGATATCCAACATTTTATTTTTTCAATTATTTTTTTCATTATCTACTACATCCAAAATTTTTAGCATAATTAGCCATTTTTACTACTGACTTAGAATACTCACCTGTATTCTTCATGACAGCATTGGCTGCACTACAAGCATCTTTAAATCCGTTTTTTTTTGCCCAAGCAGTAAACTTCCCTTGATTTTTATCTTTAATCTCAGGAAACTTCTCTTTAGTTCTTCCTCTCGTAGCCATTATTTTCTAACCGCTCTAGAAATACACTCTTTTACTCCTTCATACTTCATGTTATGGTCTGCACCATACGCATGAGAATAAAGTTTTTTAGACATAGCTTTAGACTCATCACGTCTATCTTTAAAAGATTGTTTGTGTTTTCCTTTATGTCTGTTTCCTAAAGACTCATCAAGTCTTGAATTATAACCTTGTTTCATATTAGTTTTCTTTTTTTAATTATTAACTACCTACAAAGATACTATTTATTTTTTATCTCTATTTTTTCTTTTTTTTCTTATTTAAACTTTTTACAGTATCTCTAACATTTTTAATGGCTGCACCTACTTTTCCTTTCTTCAAATTAGAAATGGTGTCTTTACCACCTTTATATATTTTATAAGCATTAGTGTTTTTAGCTTTAGATGCTTTATCTACCACTTTTTTAACCACCTTACCCACTTTACTTTTTTTCAGTTTCTCAACTTTATCTTTTACCTTTTTAATGGTTTTTTTTGTTTTAGTAACCGTGTTTTTTACTTTAGTTTTACGGTTAGTTTTTTTCTTTTTTTTATACTCTTCTTTATCAAGATTACCTTTTTTATATTCTTTTCTTAATTGACTTGTTTTCATAGTATTGTTTTTAAGCTAAATCATCAAATGTGTCATCACTACTCATGAACCCCTGCAACCCTCTTAGACCTGTGAGTTTTGTACTTCTAGTTCGAGTGGCGTTGGTTTGTTGTTTTGTGCTTTTCTTTCTATCATCTTTCTTAAAGATGTTTTTCATCTTCTCCCTACTCTTGTCGGCAATAAGTTTTAAGGTTTCACGAAGATTCTTTTTATCTTCTTTCTTTTTTTTCTCCTTCTTTTCTTCGTTATCCTTATCCCCGTTGTTGTCCACAACCACCTCTTTTTTCTCCTTGTTATTAGTAGTAGAGTTCTTTTCTTTATTTTCTTCGTTGTCTGGCATAATTTTAGTACCTTTAATACGCAAAGTTAATAAAATTAAATGAAAGATTATTTAAAGTATTGGAGAGTTATTCGATATTTCATTAAAGCTAAATATAAATTATCTCAAGCCGACCTAGATATTATCTTGTTTTTATATTCTGAAAAATACTTTTCTAAAGATAAGTTTGCAGAGTTTGATAAATTAATAAGTTGGAATATAAATAGATTTGACAATCTACTTCGTGATGGGTGGATACAGGTGTTTAGAAAATATGATGGCAAAAGAAAGGGTTTATATCAATTATCTTACAAAGCAAAAAGAGTTGTAAGCTCTATATATAAAAAGTTAAGTGGGGAAGAAATCCCCACTAGTTTAACTTCTAATCCTATATTTGCCAAAAATGTATCTTATTCAGATAAGGTTTATAAGAGTATGATAGAAGACATGAATGATTTTATAAGACAACAACGACATCTTTCTCAAGAATAACAGTATAGGGTTCATCTCCTATTAACATTGTATATCCTGATATTTTATTATAATAAATTGTATTATCTTTGTTGATTACACCCACATCAGTTCCTACAGCAATAACAGTTCCTTTACGATAACGTAATTTACTAGTATCGTCTGCAGATAAAACTAACCCTGATTTAGAAACAATTTCTTCATCAATGGGTTTGATTATAATGTGTTTACCTATTGGTTTCATTTTATCTTTTTAAAGAATGGTTCTAACACATAACTTATTCCTCCTGCAATAAATACAAAAGCAATTCCAAAAGTTATAACCTCTGCTAAAGTAAAACCGTTTATTAACCAACTCCCTATAAGGATAGCCAATAATACACTTCTTAATAATCTTCTAAATTTTATAGGTAAGAACCCATAAAAAAACGTATTCAAAATTTTCTCTGTCATAGTATAAATAATTAGTTAGTTTCGTATGAACGTGCCATTGTAATAATAGCATCCGTACTTAAAATAGTTACTGCAACTGACACAGCATTTTGCAATGCTGTTCTAGTTACCTTTACAGGGTCTATTACCCCTAATTTAATAAGATTTCCAATTTCTCCATTTTTCACATCATATCCTATTCCCTTTTTAAATCCTGTATTATAAATCTTTTCAGATTTAAGTCCTGCATTTTTAAGTATTTGGTTTAAAGGAGCATTAAGAGCTTTAGTTAAAATTGCGTAAGCAATTTTTTTAGACTCAGAATAACTCTCATATTCCTTCATGTTATATGTAAAATTATATAAAGCTAACCCTGCTCCTGGTAAAATTCCTTCTACAAGTGCAGAACGAACTGCACATACAGCATCATCTACCCTATCATATAATTCCTTTTGCTCAAGGTCAGTGTTTCCTCCCACATATATAACTCCTATCCCTCCTGTTAAAGATGCAATACGAGATAGTATAAATTCTTTATCACCCTTTTTAGTTGCCATCTTATGGGCTTCTTTTAATTCAGAAACACGAGTGTCTATAAGATTGTGATGTTCTTCAGTTTTCTCTGACGAGAGAATGATTGTAGAGTCCCGACCAACTATCACCTTGGACGCCCTCCCTAAATCGGAGAAGTTTATGATGCTCAAATCATCTCCCGTCTTTTCAGAGAAATATGTTGCACCTACAGAAAGAGCTATGTCTTGCATTAATTCGTGTTGTTTATATCCAAAAGAGGGTGGGGGTATATTACATACTTTTAAACTCCTTTTCATTACATTAGCGGACAATGTATTTATTACATTATTTGAACAAGGACATATAAGTAAAAGTTTTTTCCCCTCTTGGATAATTGGTTTTAATATATTTTCAATGTTTAATATATTATTTATTTCTGCATCTGAAACTAATATATGCACATCTTCTAATATACATTCATCTTTCTTTTGGTTATTAACAAATAAAGGACTTGTATATCCTCTATCTATCTTAACTCCCTTTGTGGTTTCATAATAAGTTTCTGCTGTTTGAGATTTTTCTACCGTTACAATTCCATTCTCCCCAACCTCATTATGAACTTTAGATATAATATCTCCAATAAAAGAATCGTTGTTAGCAGATATAGTTGCTACATCTTTTAAAGTAGATGGTGCAATCTTTACTCCCTCTTTCTTTAAATACTTAACCACCTCTTTAGTACCCTCTACCAACTCACGAAGTATTTCCGTTTTATTGTCTTTAGGTTGTATAGTGTTTAATGCAGCTTTTACCACTGCCTCAGTCAATACTATTGCCGTAGTTGTTCCGTCACCCGCACTAGTGGCTGTTCTTTCTGCCGCTTCTTTCATCATTCTAACCGCGAGGTTTTCAACAGGGTCTATTAACGAAACAGACTTTGCTACGGTTACACCGTCTTTAGTTACAGTAATTCCATGTGTGTGTTCAGGAGATTCTATAAGCACTGTATTACCTCGTGGTCCGAGTGTGCTTTTTACCGCATTAGATAACTTGTCTATTCCTTTAATTAATTTTTCCCTTCCATTAGAACCGAAGAATAGTTCTTTAGGGGAGTACCCGTTTGATTGATTCATTTTATTTTATTTTATTTTAATGTTTTTTTGTTGTAACTACTAAAGCTATAAACTCTTGCAGTTTATCAAATGTACTAAATTCTTGCGACAAATATACAAATTTTTCTGTTTTTAATTTTAATACAATCCTTTTTCCAGGAAACTCAAAAATGTCTTTTACCTTTTGTTCAAAATATTCTTCAGGGTGTTTTTGGTTATACTCTAGTTTTGAGTATTGTTTAAAGTCTTTTAGATATTGGTCAATAGTTAAATCAGAGGGCATAGCTAATCTTTCTTCTAATACCTTAATATACTCTTTATCTCTATTTTCTTCTTTTACAAGTTTAGACTCTATATATAGTTGTTGATTATATAGTGTCGTTAAAGCCAAGTATTGATTCTCTTCGTTTGTTCTAATATCAAATGTCATGTTACAAAGATATGATATTTTTTACAACCTCCTATTTATATATATATATATACCCCTATTATATAAAATCATCGTATAAAATTTTGAAACATTTTCTGACATTTTCGACACTAGTTCTGACTATCAGTTAGTTAAGTAGTTAAAATCGACATAAAAACGACATAGTTAGTGTCGATAATTAACATTGCCTTAACATTAGAAGTGTTATCTTTGTTATATGAAAATAGATATAACTAAATACCTGTATATTTTACTTATGATAATTATCTTTATCTTAGCAGTATAATGCCTGAATATAAAAAGATAATAAAGATATCTAAAGAAGAATATGATAGACTTAATAAAGACTATTCATATATCTTTGATTTATATATGTCAGACAATCAACATTATGTAATAGGAAGTGTAGAAGATTTGAAAGGTGCTGGAGTAAAGATGCCTTCTCCATATTAAAAAGAAAAGGGGACATAAGCCCCCTAATCCACATCAAAACAAAAAGGGTTGTTTATTTCTTAAAGAAATCTGTAGGAATAGGTCCAAAAATTTCTTGCATTCTTTTTCTTTCTTCAGATAATTCTATTCCATCGGCAATTTGTTGTACTAACTTTGCGCCTTTCATTTTAGCACGAAGTCTACAAGCCATGTCAATTCCCATTTCAGACTGAGGTCTGTTATTTATTAATCGTCCATTACGAACTTCTAAGCCATCGTATTCCATAATTATGTCATTTTTTTATTAGTTAAACTTTCCTTCGGTGCAGGTACATTTACTGCCGTAGGGTTACTTTGTGTGTTAATGTTATTTTGCATTCCTGTTTTAACATTATTGTTTACAACTGTGTCAGTGTTCTCTGTAGGTTCTACAGGTTGTACCGGTTGTTGTGTTGTTGTGGGAACACTAACAGGTGCAACAGGAGTAGTAGGCATTACAGGTTGTGTGTTAACAAACCGTTCAGGTTGTTGTTTAAATGGAGTTGTATATTGTTTTCTTAAATTAACTGTCTTCATAATTTATGCATCTACATATCCACCTTTTTTACCCATAACTATTACTTCTCTAGTTTTTCTTTTTCCTGTTTTTTTATCTCGTCTTCCGTACTCTACTGTTTTAGTCTTTCTTTTTAAAGTCTTATCATCACGATATCTCTTTCTTGTTTCTGTCTTCTTTCTTCCTCCTACACCTCCATCTTTTTTAGCACGAGTTTTTACTGTCTTTTCAGTATACCCATACTTATCTATTTTCTTTTTCTTTTTAGTCTTATCTATATCTCCAGACTTAAACTTAGTTTTTCTAACTACCTCTTGAGTGTTCATTGCACCTTTTCTTTGTGCAACTGTAACATTCTTTCTTTTCTTACCGTCTTTATCTCTAGACTTAGTAACTGTACGAGTTCTTCCTGTAATAGGATTCTTGTATGTTTTCGTTCTTGTTCCTTCTCCTTTTTTATATTTCTCCTTTCTTATTCTTGAAGAACGATTTTCTTTTCTTTGTTTTATTTTCTCAACCTTCTTCTTTCCTTTGGATGCAGTTATTCTTCCACTCTCTACTCTACTTTTAACCTTTTTGACTTTAGCATCTTTACGAGCTTCCATTTTTAAAGCCCTCTTTTCCTGGCGAGCTTCTTTTCTTTTTTGTCTTTCCTTTTCTCGTCTTAATTTTTCTGCTTTTCTAGCTGCAACCGTTTTCATTTCTTATTTCTTTTTATAGTTCTTTTAAGTCTTTTCTTAATTCTAGCTTCTTTTTTATCCATTCTCTTTTCTAACCTCTTAAGTTTCTTGTTAGCTTTATCAACAATTTTTTTATTAGACTTATCATACCGATTAGTGCCATCTTTCTTTCTGTCTATTTTGTTTTCAGCTCTACCAATTATCTTACCCGCCTTTTTTAAACGAGTTTCTTTATTAAGAGTATTGAGTTTGTCTTTTAACTTTTCTTCCCTCGTTTTTTTATTCTTTTTTCTTAATGCAGATGTCTTCATGTTGATAATTATTTTCTTTAAAATGTAAAGATACAAAATTTTATTAGATATACAGAGTGTTTGGGTTATATACCATATCACGAGTGACATACCCCTATCGAAAACGATGTGTTTTTTTGGTGGGGGGGTGTTGTTTTTAATTGTGATGTGTCAATTTTTTGAGGTTTTGTATAGGTGTATCAACAGATGTAATAACTAACCTACACAGACAGAGGAATGTCCCTCTATATGTCCCCTCCTCTCCCCTCTATTGAATAGAATACTCCCCTCTCCTCCCCTTATTGCCCTCTAGAGAGTGTCTTGTAAGACACTTTATACTCATACAGAGATAAAGGACAACACCTCTCCGAAAGGAAAATAGAGTTAATATATCATAGGGAAATGATATAAAATAATCTTTTGACTAACAGATAGTTAGACAGATGATATACTAAAGAAACACAAAAGACAATAATAAGTTCGTTTTTGTTTGGTTATAAACACAAATTAAACGATATTTATACTATTATTAATCAGAGAGGATAACACCTTTCATAAAAGTTTATAAAAATGAACAATTTAATGTCAAATGAAGTGCAGCTTTTTAACGAGAATGCACAAATCTCCAGAGGTTTACAAATCTCACAAATCACAGATTTACAAACCATTATTGATGAGAGTAATTCAACCAAGTTCGATACATCTGTAAAGATGTCAAAGTTAGTTTTAAAATCATTTAAGTATTTCAAGTCAGATAGATGTAAAGAAGTATTCGAGGAAGAGGGAATTTCGTGGAGTGTCGAGGACTTTTCTCAAAAGATTTTCGGGTGGAATAAAAGTTTTTTCTATAAAATGGTAAAAATAGGGAACACCCCGACAACTACAATCAACAAATTTAACAGAGAAGTAAACAGATTAAAAGAAGAGGGGACACCGATAGTCAGAAGTGTTGAAAATTGTTTGAAGTTCGTTAAAGAGTTGAATACTGAGGGAAATGGAGAAGAAACACCGATGACACCGAGAACAGAAACCACACTATCAGTTAAGATGAAGTTTGATATCTCTTCAAAGTCCTTTAAAATAGTCAATGGAGAATTTAAAACAGATATGACAAACGATGAAGTTCAAAAAGTTATGGAGAAGTTTGCCGAGTATTTATCTAACAATGAATACCCACCAATATCTAACAATCAATAAGTCAAGTATTAATTTAAAATTTATAAAAATGAACAATAATCAATTAAAATTTATAAAATGGGCAATGATAATCTGTATCTGTGCCTCGTTTATAGTACATATATACTTTTGGAAAACAGGACAATGGAATACATTGTTTTTTTACACATTGTTTGTACTGTTTGCACTAGTGTATCGTATTGTAATAAATAGAAATAAATAATAATCAATTAAAATTTATAAAAATGAACAGATTAAAAACAGGTATTAAATACCAATTATTAAACGAGAGGAGAAGAGGGAGGATATTCCCTTACCAATCATCAAATGCCCCTTCCCCTAGATTTCTAAATAATTCTCTACACCGAGAGGACTTAAACGGAATGACAACAAAGGATATTAACAAACATATCATAAAAGACAGAGAAAGGGGATATATTTCAAGAGTATCAGTAGGTTTTGAGGTGGAGAAGTTAGGTTTTGCACGAGAATGTATCGACAATGCCGAGTTATTCACTAGAGTTGATAGTGTAGTGAAAGAAACCATATTTTTTAACAAACTCGAAAGAGATAGTTCTTGTGAAACAGAGGGAGTGTCAAATATACTCCCATTAATTCCGAGAGGTAGATGGAGAAATAAGGTATTCTCTCTAATGAAAGATGCCGAGAGTTTAATAGACGATAGATATTCTCCCTCCGACAGAACATGTGGAGGACACACCACTATTGGAGTTGTGGGAATGAGTGGGACAGAGTTAAATAAACGAGTTCGTTTGTTTAGTGGTTTTGTGATGAGTTTATATCGTAAAAGATTATCAAACAACTACTGTAATTATAATTTACGAATGAACTCCGACACTCCATTTCAATTTCAACCACCTAGACAATATCAAAGGTGGATAAATAGAGAAGAACAGTTGAGGAGAGTAGAGAGTGTTCACTCAAAGTATCAATTTTGTTTAATTAAACCGAGTAGAAGAGGACAACGAGATTTAATTGAGTTTAGAGTTGTACCGAGATTTAAGAGTGTCAAAGAGATGATAAGGAGATACGAGTTCTTTTACGAGTTGATAAACCATATCATCGATGATAATAACATAGAGAATAGAAGTTTTGCAAAACTTTGGAAGAAGTTAAAACCGATAGTGTCGAGAATGTTCCCAAACGATGAACAACGAGTTAAAGATGTATACACCGATGCAAAACACTTTCAGAAGTTTATTGACACAGGAGAGATATCTTCACGAGTTCGTAAATGGTTAGTCCCATTACAACAAGAGTGGGCAGAAAGGATAGGGATAGATGTCACGAGTTGAGTTGAGTTGATTGTGAAAATTTGGGGGACTTTGTCCCCCTTTTTTTTGCCCTCTAATGAACGAACACCACACCACCCAACACACACCACCCAACACACGACACGAAACCCCACACACGAAACCCACACACACCCAACAAAGTAGTCAGAGTTTATGACTACCAACAAAAGTGTCTTATAAGACACTATTTTTTTACACCCACAAAAACAAATTTGTACCCAAAAACCCAGAATGCCTATTTTTATAATTCGTTTTCAGTGCAATGGAAAACAAAAAATTGCAAATGTCTTCACACAATAATTCGTTTTTGTTTAAACAAAAACAAATTTTGGTGCAAAATTTTAAGGCAAGGAGTATCCTCTACCTCTGTTAAGCACAAATCCCAGGGCCCGGTGCGCTCCAGACCCAGTCCAGACCCAGTCCAGACCCAGGTAGAAAATTTGTTGTGCAGGTTTTTATAAAAATTGAACAATAAAAAGTGAATACTAAAATAAATTTGGTAGTTCTATATATATATATTATATTCGTGTAATCATTTTTATAAAGTGGAGAGAGGAGTTTACAATGCATGGGGGTAATGCAAAGTAGGTTTCTCTCTCTTTTTTTAGAGGCAATCAAAAAAAAATTAGAAATAATTTGCACAAGAAATAAAACTAACTTATATTTACATATCTTTTTAATTGAAGATTTCATTTAAACCTTATTATACTGACTAACTTTATAGGTATAATAAATCAATTTTGAGAGGGGGTGTCTTACCACCCTCTCTTTTTTTTTACACCTGTTATATTTGGTATTGTCTAAATCTTGTCGTATATTAGTATATTATTAATCGAGTTCTGAACATAAAGATTAAATGTTCTACTCATAAAATCAAAACAAAATGTGTATTATAATAGTAAAACAAAAGGAACAACAAAAAGTTTCTAAAGAGGTATTAAAAACCTCAAGTAAAATCAATCCTCACGGATTGGGAATAGTGTGGTTAGATACCTTTGAAGTATCATATCACAAATCAAAAGAGTATAATATATTAGACACCACTCGTCCCTATATTGCACACTTTCGATATGCAACCATTGGTAAAGTGAACAAAGAGAATACACACCCTTTCGTGTGTGGAAACAACAAACAAGAGTTATTAATGATGAATGGCAGTATACATGGAATGGGTAATTATAATGTATGTGACACTAAAGTTCTTGCAAAAAAGTTGGGGGGTATAAATAGACACCTTTGGAAAAAAGAGTTGTCACAATATCAACACCGATTTGTTAGTATAAATACTCGTACTCGTACCTTTCAAATATATAACAAAGATTTATGGATTAGAAAAAATGGAGTATGGTATTCTAAAGATAATGTATTATTAGAAAATTTAGTTGCAGTTTATGGAACATTAAAGAAAGGTTATTCTAATTATAATAGACACCTACGAAATGCAAAATATGTAGGTAGTGGAAACACACAAGATAAATACCCAT